AGGGCTGCTGCCAGGGATGCTTCCTGGGATGCTGCCTGGGATGCTGCCTGGGATGCTGCCGGGGCTGCCAGGGATGCTTCCTGGGATGCTGCCTGGGATGCTGCCTGGGATGCTGCCTGGGCTGCTGCCAGGGATGCTTCCTGGGATGCTGCCTGGGATGCTGCCTGGGATGCTGCCGGGGCTGCTGCCAGGGAAAAACAGAAAGAGATATTCACTCGTTATCTGCAACCGGAGGCTCCCCATGATTGACCGGCGGAGAACCAAGAAAGGAATCAAATGACACTCACCACCACATTTGAACGTTTGCGGAACGCTGGCGCTTGCGAGCATCGCTACAAATTCCTGCGCCAAGCCCTCAAAGGCGTCGAGGATACCGAGCCAATCAACTTGCTAACTATTCTTGAAACCAACGGCCTGGATGATGCGCTGTGGGCGTTGCAAGCCACGACTGAGAACTCTGATAAAGTAGCTCGGCTCATGGCTGCTGACTTCGCCGAAGAAGTCCTTCCACTCTGGCAGAAATACTCCCAATATAAAGAGCCTGAACTCGCTATTCAAGCGGGCCGCGACTTCGCCAATGGTCTGATTACACATGAGGAAATGGCTGCTGCCGGGGCTGCTGCCGGGGCTGCCAGGGCTGTTGCCAGGGATGCTTCCTGGGCTGCCAGGGCTGCTGCCTGGGCTGCTGCCAGGGATGCTGCCTGGGATGCTGCCTGGGCTGCTGCCGGGGCTGCTGCCGGGGCTGCTGCCTGGGCTGCTGCCAGGGCTGCTGCCAGGGCTGCTGCCAGGGCTGCTGCCAGGGAAAAACAGAAAGAGATATTCACTCGTTATCTGCAACCGGAGGCTCCCCATGATTGACCGGCGGAGAACCAAGAAAGGACACCATGACACTCACCACCACATTTGAACGTTTGCGGAACGCTGGCGCTTGCGAGCATCGCTACAAATTCCTGCGCCAAGCCCTCAAAGGCGTCGAGGATACCGAGCCAATCAACTTGCTAACTATTCTGGAAACCAACGGCCTGGATGATGCGCTGTGGGCGTTGCAAGCCACGACTGAGAACTCTGATAAAGTAGCTCGGCTCATGGCTGCTGACTTCGCCGAAGAAGTCCTTCCACTCTGGCAGAAATACTCCCAATATAAAGAGCCTGAACTCGCTATTCAAGCGGGCCGCGACTTCGCCAATGGTCTGATTACACATGAGGAAATGGCTGCTGCCGGGGCTGCTGCCGGGGCTGCCAGGGCTGTTGCCAGGGATGCTTCCTGGGCTGCCAGGGATGCTTCCTGGGCTGCCAGGGCTGCTTCCTGGGCTGCCAGGGCTGCTTCCTGGGCTGCCAGGGCTGCTGCCTGGGCTGCTGCCAGGGATGCTGCCTGGGATGCTGCCTGGGATGCCAGGGCTGCTGCCAGGGATGCTTCCTGGGCTGCTGCCTGGGCTGCTGCCAGGGATGCTGCCTGGGATGCTGCCTGGGATGCCAGGGCTGCTGCCAGGGATGCTTCCTGGGATGCTGCCTGGGATGCTGCCTGGGATGCTGCCGGGGCTGCTTCCTGGGATGCTGCCAGGGAAAAACAGAAAGAGATATTCACTCGTTATCTGCAACCGGAGGCTCCCCATGATTGACCTCGCCAGCCTGACCCTCGGCCTGCTCCTGGGCGCACTGTTGGTCGCCGCCCCTGTCGTCCTGTTTGTCAACATTCGCGCATCCCGCGATTTGAAAGCATTGGAGAGCGGGGATCGTAGAAGGGAGATTCATGATTCCGTTTGAGAGACAACCCGACCAGCGCCGAGTGCCCATCCCCCGTGGTCCTATTCCATTCTACGGTTTTCCGCCCGATACGGACGATCCTGTTGAGTGGGAACACGAGCCGGAAAAGCGCCCTGGAGTCTCCTGGCGCGGTTTCTGTCTCGCGCTTTTGGGCGAGGCGTTCATTATTGGCGCAATCATCGCCATCCTGCACTACGCCAATTTGATTGATTTGTGGGGTAAGCCATGAGTGAAACGAAGTTGCCATATTCGGTCGTAGAAAACCTTGAGCTACAAGTAGACGCGCTCAGACGGGCGCTGAAGGAATTGCTCAAAGACTGTGTGCCATGCATCCACATAGCATGGGAAGAATCTGGAATTGGGCGCAGGTGCGTGGATTGTGGTTTTTACTGGGAAGGCTTTAAACGACCTGAGCCAACAGTAAGCGCCGCAGTCAAGCAAGCCCGCGCAGCCCTTGCGCTGGGGAAGGAGAAGCCATGAACCCCCTGACCCGCGCCCGCACATCCCGCCGCCCATCCGAGGCTGAGCCAGCCTGGGAACGCCCCTACCCTCGAGCTAACGACCTGCGGGAAGGCTACAACCGCTCTCGCCGGCGAATCAACAGAATCAACCTGATCTGCGGCGTGGGAATCGTTTTGCTGTTCGGCGCCGCGATATGGGAACTGATCCGCTGGTAGCCTACCTGACCAGTGGATGCGGCCCACCAAACCCTCCCGCATACGGCAAGAGCATATAAATCAGGATGATGCAGAACAGCACGACGATCACGACCTGGGCGATTCTGTTGATTGGCGGAGGCAAGGGTAGCACGCTGACAATCCACCAGAGAAGGCTGAAGATGATGAGCAGAACCACGAAAGTAATCAGGATTCCGAGCATTGAGGCACCTCGTTTTCAATTGTAGCGCACAAACACTGAGAGAGAGGAACTGCATGAAGATGGAGTTTAATTTCGGCGTAGGCGAGCGCGACGGCAAGTTTCATGCCTACTGGGATGATCCTGAAGGACGCAGGGAAGGCCCTGCGCGGGACACGGAAGCGGAGGCGCTTAAAGATCGGGACTATGCGGCCATACTCTGCGCTAAACACCTAGCGAAGTATTTTCCTCAAGCGAAAATCCGCGTAGAGCGACCAAACCCAAGCCAATTGTAGCGCACAAACACCGAAGGCTCCCGGTTGATTCCGGGAGCCTTCTTACTGCCGATTGCACGTTTTGGGTGGAATCTTACGCGGGGTTCCATTTCGGTGCTTGGACGAGAATGGATGAGGTTTGGGACCTGAACCCCGCAACTTGACAATACCAAATTTTTTGCTATTCTACAAGAGTTTGGACTTGAGAATGACAGGAAAATCACTGACAATTCGACACGAGTCAATGTTTCCGCCATCTTGCGCCTGGGCATCCTGCGCGAAAGGCAGGCGGGGCGGGAAGAGCGGTGCGCTCAGGGGAGCCTCGATAGCAAATTGGACCAATCGCCTAAATCCTTCGGGATAAGCTGAGTGCGGGGGTTCAGTCTGTTGGATGCCCCCGTGGTGGTTAAGGCGTCAAACCAGTCCCCGGCAAACACCCGCCCGCAGTGGAGACACTGCCCCTCGCCTGGCTCCGGTTACGCATGGGAAAAGGCGCTTGGCAATAGCCGGGCGTAGTGGCCGTCCTGGGAGACCGGGTTAACCACACCCTTCCCCCCACCTTCACCAGTACCGCATAGGAGTTGAAGAACAAAGTCTTTAAGGAGAGTCGAATGATAAAAGTCAGAGTGACTAATCTCTTCAGTGGTTATCCCAACGAGACCGGGCTGGTCTCTTACAACGATTGGAGCGGAGATTCATTTTGGGTCGCTCTTGAAATGCGAGGTAAAGCGATGATGATGGCGAGGCGAGATTTGGAAGCGGTATGACCCGCCCCGGCTGAGCTAACGTCACATTTTAGAACGGTTCAGACCTCTTCGATGGTTATGTTGTGAAAATACAACATGAGCTTCCGCTTCAAAATGTAGACCTGGGTTCGCATCCCCTTGGCGTCCTCGACGTGGATTTTGCCTGCCCTGTCGATATACTGAAAGTCGGCTAAATAATCTATCCGGCGCTCACCTGGCTGCGAAGGGATCAGCGCCCATCGGCCTTGAGTCTCAAGGTTGTGAATCTCGCCCAACTTGACCAGCAGGAGCAATTCCTCGTAGCGGCGGGCCTCCCGCTGGCTGGCAAAGACTTTGCCGTCACGCGCTGCGGTTTGGCGGTTGTGGTATTTGCTCATCACTGCCCTTTCCGTCTTTGCATAATAGCCTCCATATCGATTGGCGTTCCGGTGGTGTGCAACGATCCGTTATGGCAAAAGGCGCATCCCCACAGGCAGTTTTCCGTTGTCCACTCCCCGCCAATTAAACGCGCCCGGATGTGAACCAAATGCCCTCTCCAGAGCAGATCGCCACTAAGCGGCAAAATTTGAGGGTAGAGGCACCGTTTGTGCAACCGCAACTCGCACTGTCCGCCGGCCAACTCCTGCACTTTGACTCTCAGGGCTTGCTTCTCGGATGGAGTGGGCTCAGGGGTGCGAATCATCGTGATACCCCTAAAATCAGCCGTCTCGCCTCATCCGAGTGGCATAAACAAAGCTGCTGGCAAAGCCGAGGCGTCAAAATATGAATGTATCCGGTCTTCACTCGAAACCCAAAACGCATAGCCCACCCTAACGCAACCGGCTCTTTCGGCCTTCCTCCAGCGTGTTTCATGCCGTTACCTGCTCCGCCCCGAAGGCGAAGGCCATCCGCTCTTTGCCATCAGGCATTGCGATGATTACACCAGGCAGACGGAAGAGGCCGAAAAGGGCGTAATCGCACGGCTTCCCGCGTTCCTTCAGCGAACTCCCAAATGCCCTGTTCGTCGATCCGTCAAATCGACCGATACACTGGTTGGTCGCGGAGTCGGGCGTAGCTCCCCGATCTTTAAACAGCCTGAAGTCCGCGACAGACGCCACGTTCCCGCAGATCGGGCAGACAAAGCGCCACGTTTCGAAGTCCGTGCCGAACCGCTTCTGGCCTTCCGCCATCCACTCCTCATAGGTCATCCTCGGCGTTGGATCAGGTCGATCTGTTTTATTTCCCATTTCCATCTCCTCTTCAGTGTGCTTCATGCCGTTACCTGCTCCGCTATGTAGTCGATAGCCAGCGCCAACAGTTCGCCCGATTGGTCGCTGATTCCGCACCGCTCTCCCACAATTCCCAGGGCTTGTTCAACTATTTCAGCCTCGCCAGCAGTAAATGTGAACTTGAGCGTTCGTCTGGCCTCAAGATGCTGATTGTAAGGCTCTTGGCTCAGAGTGGCCGCAAATTGCTCTTGGGTCTGCTTCTCCGCAGCAGCGTGCACCTCAGGCAACTTCCGTACCGACTCGCTGGCGCCCTCCAAGAGCCGCAGATTGGCTCTGGTCATGCGGACGGCGGATTCCAAGGGCACGGAATCAAAGAGGGCTTGCCGGTTCTTGAGAGCCTCCTCACAATATCGCCAGGAGTCAGGCAGGTAGACTTTGAGAAACCGATCGGTGCAGGTACAAGGCTGATTCGTGGCCGGGTCGGTAAACTCCATGTACAGCCGTCGCTCGTCAAACAGCCTCAGACATTCGCCTCGGATGCTGTAAATCCATCGTTCCCCTCCCTCCAGATGGGCCAGAATCGCCCTGAGAGCCTCCGCACAGGGGTAAGGGGGTAGAAGCCTCAAGGCCAGCCAATCAGGCTCTCGCAGGGGCAAGACCGATATTGCACTAGATGTCATGGTGTCCTCTTCTCTTTGATTCCACGCACACCTATCCCAAGCTGCTCAATGATGTCAGAAGCGGTGGTGGATTGGTCTGCGGCCTGCGCGATAGCAGCGGAGCATGCCAACATGATACGTCTTAATTTAGCCTTTTCCTTGACGATTCCAATGTATTCTTTTATGACCGGTCGGCGCGGCAACCCCTCAGTGAGCGAGGCCAGGTAAGCCGTGCCGCCGATGGAATCCCGCTCCTTGCAAAAGGCCAGTCTGTCTGCCAAGGTCACAATATCGACAGCATGGTTTTCGTTCATCAACTCGGTCATGCGCAGGAAAATGCGGCGATGCGAGTCGAGTATAAAATCGTCTGAATCCAGCGTTGCAGCGGCCTCGGAATGGGCGGCATTGTCGAGCAGGATCGCGCCTAAGATGGTCCTCTCGGCATGGACGTTAGCCGGGAGAGTTTCAGCGGGTGGAACTCGGGTGTCTTCTTTGATTGGTGGTCTCATACGGGCTATCTGTGAGGTTGTCATGCTTCCCTTCTATGTTGTCTAAACCATTCCCAAACAGCAGGGATCGTATCCAGGTATTCCGACATCGCCCCACACTCGCATATACCCTGGTAGGGCGGAAAGAGAATCAGCCGGTGCAGCGTCCACAATACGTGCTTCATCCGTCGAGCCAACTCAAATACTCCCCGAACGTCATCCTTGCTTTTTCGCTCGGCTCCCACGCTCGACTTCCCCGAAGAGATTCATCGTCAGTTCCGGCACAGCTTCCAGGCGCTTTTTTGCCTGTTTTGCCTGCTTTGCTTTCACCGCTGAATCGTCCAGTTTGGCCGGGATCAGGATGCCTTGGGGATTGTAGCAAGGATACTTGTCCTTGATCTGCTTGTGGAAGTAGCTCCCTGCAAACGGACTCTTTAGAAGGATTTGGTACTTGTTCTCCGGCACTCCCTCGAAGACGTAAACTCCGGTTTTGAATCGACATGCAAGGCTCCCTTGGATGGGTTCATACGACACACAGATCAGCGAGTGAGAGGGATCGGTCACGCCCCGCCATCCACTGTACACTCGCTGCGTCATGGGATTGCCTGTTCCATAACCTTTTTTCCCCTGTCTAAAAACCCCCACCACGGGTGATGCAGGTTGTTCATCGCTTCCGGCGGCGGGTAGTCTCTCGGCCTGGGTTGCCACTTGTAGGCTCCCACGCTCCAGTAAGGCCCCCCGCCGTGAAGCGCGCACATGTGGTGCTCACCGACGATGTGAAAGCAGCGGGAGCACGTCACTCCGGGTAGCCCAGCGCCAGCAGCGCCGCATCCAACTGCTCGAGTTCAGCGATAGCCTTGTCTCGGATGAGCAAAGCCTTGAGCCGCTGCTTTACCAGATGCCGAGTCGCAAGAACGACGCGTGAGGGTCTCTTGACGGTCAGTTTCAGTTCAGGCGAGTCTTCCGGTTCATTCTTCTTCATGGTGTTTTCCCTTTCTACGGTTTGCGCATCTCAGCGAGAGCGCGGGTGAGTTCCATTGAAGCGCGGCGAAGTGCTCCCGTTTCCTTTGATCGGGAAATATATCTTCCCCCATGTTCAAGTTCGGAAAAGCGAATTATTGCGGCTCTCTTTAGAAATCGCTTAGCTTCCGCGATTGCGACTGAAACCGTCTCCGGTGTCATGGTGTTCCTTTCAGTTGGCGGCGTTAAGCATCCGCGCCGGGTTGTGTTCGATTGCCTTGTCTAGCATTGGAAGAATTTGTTCTCCGATGGTTTGTCCACTCTTGGTGACGATGTACGGCAGCATCAACTCACGGAACTCCATTACCCCTGAATCCGCCGCCTCGAAAACGCTCTTGACATGGTAAAAGAGAACTCTCCAAATGCGCTTTTCTTCGTCTACGCGGTATTGTTTCTGGAATCGCTCTGTTGTATCTTTGGTCCCTATATTGCGACCTTTCCATTTCCGGTTCTTTTGAAGAGGAGCTTCGCGGCAGACTCCAAAAATGCGAATTTCGTAAGGCAGTCGATCAATCTCCACAATCGCAGAGAATCCTTCACGCGGAGGGTCTGAAATAAATGCCACCCTGCCTCCCTTCCGACTCATAACAAGTTTTCGGATTCCCTCTTGTGACCGCGAAACGGGAACCTGCGTGGATTCATAACTCATAGTGAGTCCTTTCAGTTCAGTTTTGGGTGCGGCTCGTCTACGGGGTTCGTGCGAGGATCGCAAAACAAGTAGTGGCGTATCGCTGGTCGGTTTTGAAGGCACATAGGATTCATGGCCAAGGTGCGGCCCCCAGGCGTCGAGAAGACCTCGACAATCTCCCCGCAGACGGGACACGCTTCGCTTTTCAGGAACACATACCCCGCTGCTTCGAGTGCTTGAAGGTCTTTAGGAAATGGCATGGCTACTCCTCATCCTCGTCGTCCATCTCAACCATGTTGACGCCGATACCCCACGATGTTCGCGTGATGCGGCCCTTGTAGTTGCCTTCGGCGTTCTTGAGATCTTCGCAGCGAGCGCCACGAACATCCCTTTCCCCCGCATCCCACCGCTTCTTGGCGTCTTCCCAAAACGCGATTTCCTCTGAGGTACATGATTCTTCGTCGGGCGAGAAGTCGTGCGGGTTCTCCACGCAAGGAAATCCGTAGATTGCTTCTTTCATGGCGCTCCTTAGTAGGTGATGCTGACGTGGGGGATGAGTCCCTTGGCGATGGCAATGAGCAAGTCCTGCGCTCTGTCCATCGGGATGTCTAGAGCTACGATAGCCCCAAGAGCTTCATTGTCGATCTTGAGCCGATGCGCTTTGTTCGCCGCTCGCGCCTCAGCGTATTCACGCTCCCGCTTGGCTTCAAACGCTGCCCGCATCCGCTCGTTCTCGACCGCTTGCTCCTGGTCGCGCTTGGCTTGTGCGGCGGCTTCCGCTTCCCGGCGTTCTGCCGCCTGTGCCCGTTGCTCCATCAGCACGCGCTCAGATTCGGCCCGTTGGCGCTCCGCCTCGACTGCCTGTTTCGCCACAGCATCTAGCCGGTCCTGCTCTGCCCTGACTGCGGCCGCGGCTCTCATGTCCGCAAGCTCGATCAGTTGCGCTTCAACTACCTTGCGGCGCTCCAGTTCCAGCTTGAGCACCTTGAGGGATGCAGCGATGGCGCTCTCAGCCGACACCTTGAACTCCTGCATGGTGGATGTGTCGATGGCCTCCAGTTCCGCGATGCCTGTCTCCAACATTGCAACGTCGGTATAGAGATGCACCTGTCCCATGTTAGCCAAGAATTGCACTCTTCCGGCCAGTCGAGCCTTGCGCGCTTCCTCTTCCTGCTCCAAAGCCTTCGACGGTGCCAATACCTCATCCTCGATGCCGCCGACAAGCTGTACCAGCCGGCGCTTCTCAGCGTCGATAGCCGCGATCTTCCGCTTTGTCGCTCCAGTCAACTCCTTCGCCCGCGCCTCGATGCCGGTACGGAGCTTCTGGAGTGGCCGCGCAAACCGCTTGAGTTCCGTGCGCTTCGCCTCGGTGGAGATGTCGTACTTCTTCGCTTCGGCAAGCCAATCTGAGCGCATTGTTGCTAGTTGTGCGTCGGTGACGTGCCCTGGAGTGAAGAGCAAATCGTCGGCCATGGAGTCAATCAGCGCCAGAGCGGAGCCGGGGGAGGGGGTGTCAGTCGTAATCCCGGTCTCTTCGACCGCGAAAGGGTTATCGTCGATCATTGCTTTTCTCCTGTCACAACTGGTTTGCCGTTCAAAAACTCTTCGCCTGCCACGTATGCCAAATCTTCGATGTTGATGTAGTGTTTTCCGCCTACATCCTTCTCGGCGATCTGGAAATAGCACTCTAAACCTACCGCTTCGTGGAGCGCGGGCCAGAACTTCGTGTCAAAGCAGGACGCCTGATCTACGCCGTTATGCTTTCCAAGGAATGTTACGATCATGCGGGCGCGTACCGCCTTCATTGCCGGGAGGGTGTCGGTGGCGAGTTTGGCGGGAATACCGACAATCTCCTTGACATCCTTGATTACCGCTATCAGACCGTTTGGAGGGATAAACTTGAGTGCCCCTGCCTGGGGCTGGGAGGCTTGCTGTGGCGCTGCTGGCCGTTGAGTGAATGGTTGAGCACCCCCGGAAGCTCCTGCGGCTTCTGAAAATATTGCACCTTGCTCAGAGGGCAGAATGCGTCTGGCTGGCTGCGGAGGATTGTTGCCTACCAACTCCTGTGCATCGGTGTCCTCTTCGGCTGCGGTTCCTGTAACCGCCTGGAGGGTGGTCCGTTTGAAGTACGTCCAGACGATGCTGATGGTTTGGGTGTCGAATCGCTCAACCGTCGAGTTTTGTTGTTTATCCCACTGCCGGTTGACAGCGGACGCCTCCGCAAAATCCGCGATCCATTGCTCGCCGAGTTGCAGATAGGTTGTGACAGAGGCCGTGCGGCGTTCGAGGTCTGATTCGATGATGTGATAGAAAGCAATGCCGTTCTTCGACAAAGCGGGTCGCACAGCATCAACGATGGCATCGAGTTGGGCGTAGTTCCTGCCGTAGTAGTTCTTGGTGTCTTTCTTGATGGGCGGAAACTCTCCCTGCGCTTTCGCTAGGGCTGCCATCAAGTCTCCTGTTTGATCGGTTCTGAGAATCATATCGTGTCCTCACAAGCCAAATAGTTGTCCAGCATTTCGTTGATTTCCATGGTCTCGATGGTTGCCTTGTCCTCTGGAAAGCAAAGACGGTATGCGTCCAACATCCTCAAGTCTCCACAGCGCACAGCATCAAGAGCAAGCTGCTGGCCCTCGCGGGTCTTGAAGTCGATTGGGAAGCTCATGCAAAGGCTCCGAGTTCCCGGTTGCCGCGTTCGATGCGCTGCTCGCTGGTCTCTTGCTTACTGAGGCCCATCGACCCCAATATCTCAATCGCGCCGTCCATGTATGCATGGGCGATCCGATCCTTGATGAGTGTTGCTGTTTCCGGAGACACAAGCGAGACGGGTTCGATTATCTCCATGTATTGCCGTTCAGCGTACATCCTAGCCTGTGCTGCGGTCATGTGTATTTCCTCCCGATTACAGAGCGTATACCTGTGCCGGAGCGTTGTCAAGCGATTTCAGTTGACATGGTGAATTCTTTTTGCTAGGCTATTTCCATGAGATTGATTACCGAACCCGAATTGAGACGACAACTCTCACGGACTCTTGCGGATAGGACGCAGGTCGCAGTAGGGAGAGCGGCAGGCGTGAGCGCCTCAGTGATGTCAATGGCTGTCCATGGCTCTCCCATTACGGGAAAGCTGCTGGCATACCTGGGCTACGAAAAGGTGCGGGAGAAACTTTACCGGAAGGTGCGAGGCTAGGAGGCAGTAATGGCAAGTAATCCGAAGTGCTCTTTTTGCCACGTTCATGCTCGTGATCCTGACGTGCGATGGTTCATAAGCGGGCCAGAGACAATACGCCCTCGGGCGTATATCTGCAATCGCTGCGTGGCTGACTGCGTGCAGCAGATACTGCAACAGGATTCAAGGAAGATTGAAGCAACCTTGAAGAAGATAGACGGAGGGCGGGCGTAATGGCAATAGCACGGTATCGAACGGGCTACCCGTGGGAACCATTAGTTCTTGAAAAGGATGGCGATTGGGTAAAATGGGATGACCATGAGGCCGAAGTTGCAGAGCTTTTGCGCACTCACGTGCCACGAGAGCAATATCAAGTGCTCATTGCGGAAAACGAGCGGCTGAAGGCTTCAAGGGGCATGACACCATGAACGCCGCCCTCGCCATACGCTGTCCTCATTGCGACCTGAATCAATTCCACACCGCGTCTGGAATGTGCCGCCGCTGCCATAGGCGATTGGTAGCCGAAGCTCCATCCGAGTTGCAACCTGAGGCGCCATCACCATTCTCTGAGTTGGCGCAGTACGTGGCCCGCGCACTTAGGGAATTGCGGCTCAGGAAGCATCTGTCCCAAGAGGATGCGGGTGCCCTTTACGGTACGCCACGCACGTTCTTCTCGAAGGTGGAGAACTTGACCAGGACGCCGCTCCCTGGGTCGCTCGAACGGTTGTGCAAATTGTATGGCTCTACGCTCTTCGAGTTCTTGGGCGGCGGGGAGATCAACCCGGAGCCGGAGCCGTTCATGGACGAGGTACGCGCTCTTATACCCTTTCTGGATCGAGAACAGAAACGCCAAGTGCTGCACGCTGCCAGGCACATGTGCGGAGCGGATCGCAGGTTGCGGGAGAAGGCTAAAAGGAGAGGAAAATGGGGAAAACAACAGAGATTGCTTGGTGCGACTCAACATGGTCGCCCATCCGTGCGCGAGTGAAAATGGATGCGCCATCGATAGCTAAGGAGAAGGGTTACACATCGCTGGTGCAGATCGCGGAGAAGATGGCGGGCAGGGTGGGGGCGCACTGCGAGCACGTCTCGCCTGGATGCGAGAACTGCTATGCGGAGACCAATAATCATCGCTGCCTGCCTGCGAACGGAACCGGCCTGCCCTATGACCGGCGCTCGCGTGATCTGGTTGAGGCTTTCGTGGATGAGAAGGTGCTGTTGCAGCCGTTGAAGTGGGGGGAGCTTCCCCCCGCGCCGCGCCGCATCTTCGTCGAGAACCAGTCTGATCTCTTCGGCGAGTGGGTTACCGATGCAATGCGCGACCGCGTTTTCGCGATGATGACGCTCTGCTGGTGGCACGACTTCCAGGTACTCACCAAGCGGCCTGAGCAGATGCTGGAGTATTGCGCCAGCGATGCCCTGTTAGCTCGCTTACTCCGAGCGGTTGATGCGATATCGAATTTCCTGGGAGGGCGCGCGGTGTTTACCTATCCGGAACAAATCGATGATGGGTTGACTGGGGTTAGGTTGCGGAACGCGTGGCTGGGCGTGAGCGACGAAGGCAACCAACACCAACGCATTGACATTCTTCGACAGGTTCCGGCTGCCGTGCGATTCGTATCCTTTGAGCCGTTGCTATTCGATCCTGGCACTGTGGATTTAAGCGGCATCGACTGGGTGATCTGCGGCGGGGAGAGCGGACCAGGCGCGAGGCCGATGCATCCGGATTGGGCGCGGGCACTGCGTGATCAGTGCAAGGTCACCGACACTGCCTTCTTCTTCAAACAATGGGGCGAGTGGGCACCCTGGGCCCCCGATGATTATAGGGAGCCAAAAGGGACACAAGCGGTAAACCTGGATGGGTCAATGACATGGTTTGCTGGCTTCGATGGCCAACTTACAAACTGGCTCACTAATTGGTCGGATAGCGCGCAAGCAATCACCCGAGTGGGCAGGAAGGCCGCGGGCGCGCTGCTGGACGGCATAGAGCACAAGGCATTTCCGGCGGTGCGGGAATGACCAAGTCAGCGGGTGTGCGGGCAGAGCAGCGAAGGCTGAACGAGTTGTTCCGCGCGGAGATGGTGTTGCGCAGAGTGCAGCTCCATTTGCGCAACCTAAATGGCAAGGGGACAGATCCCCGGTGGAGATGGGGCGTGGTCTCAGCGATGCAAGTGGTTCACCTGGCATATTGCGCAGTGCTCGATGAGCAGGTGCGGGGAGAGTTGAATAGCGCAACCTCTGCCGCACGCCGCGCAACCATGCCCGTCAACTCCACTTCTACCCCGTTGACTCGGGCGCGTACCCATCTTGGCAACTGAGCGCATATCTGGTCGATGCCATGCGCGAGCAGTTGAATCAGCGCGCCCTCTCCACATTCAAAGGTGAAATCGGCAATCGCTGTCCATTGGTTCTCGTTGAAGTCCAGACCCAAGTGTTGAGCGTTCATGGCGGCGTCTACCTTGGCCACGTCGAACGCAAAGAGGACCTCCGCCTGCTCTACTGTGATGCCGTCAGGGTAGGACTCGCCAGGGAGCAGATCGTGGCCCCAGCCAATCTCCTGCTTGCCGCCAGTGTCGCCCTGGACGGTGAGCAGAGGGCCGGCAGGGCTCTCCTGGGATTTGATGAAGGATTGCCCTGCCGGGGATGTCCGCATAGTGCCTCAGCTAGATTTTAGCCTTCGCCAGCGCCGGATTCTGCTTGCAAATACGATTCCATTGCGTCTTCGAGTCGCTGGCGCTAGTCACCGTTGCGCGGCCCTTCCACGGGTTCTGGACGACCGCATGAGTCGAAATGGCAGGAGTAGCCGCCGCAGTGGGCAGCAACAGCGCCAGGGCGGCGTCTATGCCAGCAACAAGCACTGTAATCAGTGAGGCATAGGGCACAAGCGGCGAAATGAGCACCGTGATCTGTTCAATGTCATTCAAGACGTTAATCACGTCCTGCACGGCTCCGCCCTTGATCCAAGCAGCTTCGTCCACCTTGAGCAGGTTCGCGGCTTTGGTAAAGTCAGCCAGCCAGGATACGCCCGGATCAGCCACGGCGATGATTCCGGCAGCTTCTTGGATGAGCACGTTGATTTCGTTCTCGACTTGGCTAGGCGTGCATCCGGTCAGCGGAACGACGGTCACGGTTGCGACAGGCAACACGGCCACCCACAGCAGGACGGCGGTGATTGTTGCGATGATTTTGCGCTTCATACAGGCTCCTTCGATGGTGAGGGTGGAGGCGTTACGGTTGTGGTTTTCGTCAGTGTCTCTGTTGTGACCTGTGATTCAGGCGGCAGAGGCGATTGCTTGAGCAGGGCGAGCACGGGCACCGCAAAACCAAAGATCGCAAGTTGCCCGATCTTGATTAGACCTTCATGCGAGAAGTTGAACACTGCCGGCGCGACGATGACGCCGCCAAGCGAATTTGCCGCGCCTCCGATGCCTGCGGAAAGCAGCGAGTACAGCCAGGTGCGCCAGTTCATGGCATCGGCCTCCCATATCCCTTAATGTACGCCCGTAGGCGCTCGTCTGTTGGCAGCGGCTGTTGCGCGATTATCTCCAGCCGCTTCATGGAGTACATTTCGAGCTTGTCGTAGACCGATCCCGGCTGGCGCCTGCGGCGGCGTGCCTGGGCGTACGTGACGCCGGGACCGGCGAACGGGCCTTTCGGCTGGCCTTTGGAGCCATTGCGGAGATCGTTCAGGCTTGGGGTGTCGCTGGTCATGGATGCGTCCTGAGATATTCTTCCGCCGCCGCTATTCGGCGCTGATTCAATTCGGCTTCCGCCCGGTTCACTGGAATGGTGTTGAGGCACTGTTCCAGGTTCTGGATATAGCCATTCCGAAGCCGTCGCTCCATCTCCGCAGGATCAAACAGGTTCATCTGCTGCCTCCTATTTATGCATCACCGACCATAAGTATAGCCCCAAGCCAATGAGGCCAACCAGCCAACCGTAAATGTCCTTGATTCCAGTGCCGCGCCCCTGCCCCTCGTACTGCGCCTTTTCGACAGCCGCAAGGCGCTCAGTCGTCTGGTTGGTGATCTGCTGGAGTTGCTGGGCAATGGTGGAGGCTGTGGTCGCCACGAGTGCCCGGAGCGCCTCGGCGGAGTTGGAAACCTGATTCTGCAATACCGCCGCCTGCTGCACCGCCCGCTCATTGGCAATGGAAACCGCATTCACGTCCACAGCGCGGATGGCATCGATGCGCTTTGCTTCCGCCAGTCTGAGCTTTTCTTCGTAACTGGCCGACAACAATAAAACCTCGTTCACTCGCTTGGATTCGGCATCGCGCAAGTCGTTAGTCCTGCTTTCCTCGGCCAAACGCAAGTCATCCAGACGCTTCACTTGCAGGTCTACAAGCTCTTTGACATTCAGAGTGGGGTCGATATTTTCATTTTTTTTCTTGCGCGATTGTTCTTTATTCATGTGACGTGTTCACAGGGTTAAGTTTACCACCACTTCAGCCGGATTCTGCCAAGCCTCTGTGACCAAGGTAACCCCGCAGGCAGCGAGCCAAGCTGAATCTGGATGTAGGCCCCTGGGAGCCAGTTGCAGGGCGTGGCGGCCATCCCTCCATACTTGGCAGGCACCTGGTACACTGACCCGTCTTGCTCGTAGCTGAGCACGGAGCAAGCCGTCGGCGTGATGCTGTACGTCCACTTGATCTTGTGCCGACGATTCGGAGATAGTGGGAAGGCCCTCAACTGAGTATCCGTCCAGTTACCGATCTCAATCGCCCCGGTTGGAATGACCACCTGCCCACTCAGGTTGAACTTCAGGCCGTCCCTGACAACCAACACGTCCGTCTCGCGGGCGTTGGCGGCGGCTTGCATGGATGCGCTCTGCCACAGATCGAAGCACAGCGCCAAGTAGCCCGTATTCGGCGGGATGGGCAGCGGAACGCTCTTTCCAGCCGCTCCGGGCGAGAATAGGACGCCGGGATACTTTGCCTTTGCCGGGTCCATCGTGCCGGAAGTTTCAAATAACCATCCAGGCCGCTTGCCGGGAATCGGTGTCACGCTAAAGGAAGCAGGCGCAACCGGCGCGATGGTCGGCCCCGTCTGCGCGATCAACGTCGTTGATGCGTCAAGTTCTTGAGTAGTAATCATCATGTCTCCTACTGCGTTGTCTTCGAGTTCAGCACCAGAATCCCGTTTCCGGCGCCGCCCCGCAGCGCACCGCCAACGTTTGAAAATGTAGTCACCCCGGTGCAGGATGCCACTTGGCCTGTCGTTGGGATGGCTGTGCAGGCGCAGCCGGGGGATGTGAAGGTGATATTGCCAGTCGGAATGTTGCCGCTCACGCTGATGGTCCCTGCCGTCTGAGCGCAGTTAGTTGCTGTGTTGCAAGAGTTATTGAAGTTGTTCACAACCTGCGTCCCGTTTGAGCAGGCAGTCCCGCCGCTGGAATAAGTGAAGGTGCCAGTGCAGCATCCGGTTGGCGCGAAATAGACACTAAGACTGTACTTGTTTCCCGAGGTAACCGGTAATGGTTGCAGGTCTATGTTGGCCAATACGAAGGGATAATTATTAAACGGACCGGTTACCAGTGGAGTGGTGTTCAATTGCGTGGAGGAGTCAGAGATTCCGTTAAGGGTCACATCCCCGGGATAACCTTGATTGACGGCCCCCCAAGTAAGAGAGTTAGTCGTTAAAAAGGCTTGAACCGCTCCGTAATAGCCAGCAAAACGCACTGTGGCTGTGGTCGCGGTAGCAAAGGAAGTGAACTGCCATTGAGTTTTGAAAGACAGTTGGTTCCCCAAGGTGAGAGCAGGACTCGTGTTGGCAAACTGCACTTTTGAGCCGATAGCTATCGCATCCGCGGTATTCGAGCAAACGAGTGAGCACGTTCCCGCAATGCTGCTTGCGCCGGGATTGGCCGCGTTCGTTGCCGTGATCGTGGTCGTTGAGGCCGGGGCACCCGTGGCAACGGTGAAAGCGCCATTGTAACCCGCTGGCGTCCATCCTTGGCATTGCATGAGTTGGCCTGTAATGAACCAGCGAGGCAGGGCTGTTCCTGTGAACGTCAGCGTGGACGCGGTGCTGCTGGCGCTTGTAGGCGACCACGGCCCCACGGTGGGATCGCTGCCCACAGCGCAGGCTAGATCGCCGGGTGTGTTGGAGACAGGTGGAGTAGGTAGAGGAACACCGTTAATCCCAACTACAGTCGGATTCGGATAACTGCCGCTCAGGTCGCCACTGGCCGTTCCACCGGTAGCGGCGGAGCCAAGCAACGCGCAGGTTGTTCCGGTAGAAGGACTTGTGTTGCCGTAGAGATTCCCTGCTCCCGCATAGCCGGGGGCAATGATGTAGACCGGCAACGCGGCGTAACAAGATGTGGGCGGCGTAGCACTATACCAGGGGACCAGGGCCATGTTGGGGACCTGCCCCCACGCCGGTACATCCATCAGAAATGCAGCCAAGAATATGCGTTTCATAGTGCCTCCATTCAATTGCATGTGCAGGCGCCAGTTGCCCCTACCACGGTTGAGCAATAGCCGGGAACTCCCGCCGCCTTCCAGCACATTGCCTGATTCGTTGCGCTGCCAGGAGTTGCCGCTAGAGCCGTAGCCTTTGCCGCCGTGCCCGATGTGTTCTCTGTGATCGCCCCGCCGGTTTCGGTGACGCCTACCGTCCCGGTCCCGTCGAGGCTGGTTTCGCACAGTTGCGAGCCGAGCGGCCCGGTACACCATCCAGCCGCAAACGGGAAGTAAGGAGTGTTATTGATCGCCGCCGCAGCGGTTTGGATGTACTGGCCGCCGTACCAAGTCAGTTGCGCCCCGTAGATCAATGCGCTGCAATTCGCGCCCGCGTTGTCGCTGCCAAGCTCGAAGAGCACATAGGTATCGCTGGTTCCACTGGTGAACGTCACAGGGAGCGCCATAAACTGCCAAGTTGCCGAAGTCGTCAGAACGACTGCATTGATTCCAGTGGAACCCGCCGCGCTATCCTCTATGCGAAAGTTACAACTCGACCCGCTCTGCTTGTACCAGATGCCGAGGGTGGAAGTTCTTGGAGCAGCAGGCGCGGTCACCGTCTGTGTGACTACTGACTGACCACCTGCCCCGCCAACCGTGAAGGCGATCAGATTGACAACTCCCGTTCCGGTGCTTCCAGGCCCCGCTGCACCGTTCGGCGTGACTGTCGGATTGCTTCCGCCGCCACTTGAAGAAAGTACCCAGTTCGGATTAAACGCATAATTGTAGGTCAGTTCGTTTTCCGGCTGCTGTGTGCTGAAGTTTGTGTATTGGTAGAACGGAACCGGAGGCCACGGAACGACTGTGAAGCCGGGAGCATTAAGTATCGGCAGCGTGGGATCGGCTAGATTGTTGAACCCGTACTGTATGGAGCCATGGTTGTTCAGGTCTGTTGCGATGGAATAAAGCGCAGGTCCGCCGCCAACATAGGATTTGTTGTTGTCGGCAATCGTCTTCCCAGGCCCGGTGACATAGATATTTGACTGGTACTCCGCGCCGCCGCTATTCTGGATTCCGCATTTGCTCGTAGTGTTGCCGTCCACTTCGATGGTTTCCGTCGATAGACTGGTCTCAGCAAGGATGCAACTCCAGAATATCGTGTTGATGGTGTTTCCCTTGATTTTGCCACTCGCGCCCTCATACGCGATGCCCCAGGTAGGATTGTATGTCGTCGCGCCGTAGATATTGTTATTCTCCACAAACACGTCTTGGAGATCGTAAGCGGTGTTCCCCGTCAAGTTCGCCGCCAAGATGCCGTAGTCCGCTCCGGAGCAGGTGTTGTCATGGATGCGGCTGTTCACAAATGTCGAGGTAGCGGGAGCGATGGTGGTGAGAAACACACACTCGGTTGCTTCGATCACGTTCGGGCCGATGTTGATTCCGACCGTGTTGACCGCTGAATTATGCCGGAGAACGAAGCCGATGCCTTCCGTCAGAGGACTGGTCAAAACTACGTTGCCGGATGCTTGCAAGTCCTGCGGATAACCATATATGCAACCCTCTCCAACAGGAGCGCAGTAGTTGCCGGTGAACACATTCCCATACCAGTTGTTGCTGATGAACTCTCCGATGCCCACGTTCGTAAAGCGGTTATTGGTCACTTTCAGGCCTTGGCCGCCCGTGGTCACGTAATTGGCGAAGATGCCGAAGTTGCCGTTTCCTCCCGCTGGAATTGGCCCTGTGCCGGTCACACTCGATCCGGGTCCGTTGAACCAGTTATCGTCGATGTCGATGTTGGAATTGGTCCCGTCGATGAACACGCCAGCCGTGCCGAAGTTGTCTAGGAAGGAATGGGTGACACCCGCCCCGGAGGAATTAATAAACTCAATCAGATACGTCGCTGGCGGCGATCCGCTGTTCACATAGTCGGTTCCGACCCCATGTTCCCATCTATCGTAGACTGTAAAACCCGGAGAGTTTTGAATGATCCAACTCTTCGTAGTTGCGACTGTCTGGACAATTTCTCCCCTCCCATGCATACACCCATTCGGAACGTTATTGATCGTGATGGTTCCGTTGATGCTGTAGGTGCCGAGCGGAATGTACATGCACTGCCCAGCCACGAGAGCCGTTGCCGCCGCCTGAATCGCCGTTGTGTTCGCTCCCGCCGGGCCACCGCTCACCGCATTGTACGGAGCCGCTGTGATGTTGATTTCGCCGCTGTTTCCTTGTCCGCTGACAGTAAAATAGTAGTTGTAACTTGCCCCCTGGGCAGTGATGGTCGCCATGTACTGACCCGCCTGAAACCATCCGCCCATATTGCCGTAGGGATCGGCAGAGGAAACGCAGGTCGAACTGCCGTTTAAGACCACCTGAGCAGGTGTGGGGCTTACCGGGCAGGTCGTTGCCGAGGTCGCGGAGATGTAAGTCGTTGCCAGCGTGCCGGCAGGTTCGTTGTAGAACACTACTCCAGCGCCGGGGATAGCATAGACGGGCAGGAGGTTCCCGCCCTGCGCCTGGACGGTGGTGATCGGAAGATCAAAGCGCACGTTCTGGCCGAAAGCATCAGCACATAAGATGAGCAGGAGCACGGAAAGCATTAGTCCGCGCCATGTCGAACGTGGCCAGTCGCGCTCGAAATATACTTCCCCAACTGAGTAGAAAATGCGCAGCAAAACTAGCGCAACGGCGAAGGCGAGAATAATCATTGTCCACTCTTCTTTCTGTCTGCCTGCAAAGCTGCCCCCACGATCGGACGCAAACTACCAGCTTTATTGAGGGACCGCGCCGCAAGCATCTGGCCTTCCGGTGAAGCGATCAGTTCGGGAGCTACGAGGCCTGTCAAGCCGCCAGCAATCGCACCCGGCGTACCGCCTTCGCGGTAGCCTACCGACCCTCCGAGTCCAGCGCCGAACAATGCGCCCGTTGGCCGAGCAAAGCGCCCCAACACGCGCTGTGTCGTCGGCGCATCGCGGCCCACGGACTCTGCCCGCCGCGCAACAGGAATCAGGCTGGAAATGCGCTGATTGAGTCCCGCGGCCTCCGGCACCGTGCGATCAAGTTCTGAATCAAGCGCGCCGTATGCTTGCCGCCCGGTGGAGAGCGCCCTATCGTGAATCTCGGGATTCCAGCGCAAGTGCTCATCGCTGAAGCCGCGTTTCAGGTTGAGTAGTTCGGAGGGCGTAATATCTTGAGGAATCGGCGCATGAGTATCAAAGCGCCGCGCCAAGGTGTCACCCATCGTATTCAGTTGCCCATGAAGGCTAGCGGCATTCTGTGAGGATGCTTTATTAGCCGCGTCGGAAATGACAGCACGCGCTGGCGCTAAAGATGCAGAACCAGGTGCCTTCGCCGCCGCCTGGTCAAGTTCCGGCGTCAACTGCCCCATGCGCTCCTGTGCGCTAGCCGCAACCGTTTCAGGATTAATACCGTGCGTTTCGTTGATGATTGCCGCGCCGGGAGTCTTGCCGAATGCGCGCGCTACCTTGGGAATGCCAAGCGCAGACTCCGCAATCATCGGTGCCGCCGCTTTGAGTCCCTGCCCGATGGCCGACCCTCCGCCGCCAAGCAAGGCACCTGTACCGAACTCTCCTCCCTGCGCCTTGTTGACCGCGCCGGTCGATAGCGCTGAAGTCGCAATGCGGGCCAAAGGTTGAATTGCTTTTGGTGCGAGAGATGCAACCTTTTCCTCTGCACTCCCCGGAATCAAGAACTGTGCTGCATTGCCAATTCCTTTTGAGATCGCCTGCGTGGTATTGTCCGGGCTTGCCAGTTGATGCACATGCTCAAGATTTGCCGGAGGTCCAAAACCCATGTTGCTGTTAGTCATAAAGGCAGGAAGATGCTTGCGGGCAAAATCATCTCCTGTAGACATGAGCGATATTCCAGATTCACCGAGCCCCTGAAGGGCATCGCTGCCAAGATTAAGCGCCCCCTTCCCGACACGGGAGAGCATCGAAGGCTCAGGCGGAGGCGTAGCTGCCTGCCCCATCGCGCGCACTATTGCCCCAGGCGGAAGGCCGCCTACCGGCTTCACAACGGCCCCAGGCGGCAATCCTTCGATCTGCTGACCGTCTGCCACTACTTACCTCCGAGCGCAACGTACTTCCCATTTACAACATGCCCGATAAGTGTCTTGCCGTCCGCTGCGTAGACCTCATCGCTTGCACCTTCCGGTGCGCCTTGCGGCTGCGCGGCACCATTCTCTCCCGCATCAATCTTCGCAAGGCCGTGACGCGCCTCAATGATAATGCGATGCTGGTCTTCTGGAGTCTTTGCATCCAGCAAGTTATCGCCAGCAGTGTTCAGGAGATTCTGCTTCTGAATGAGTTTGCTATCCACCGTAGACACTAGAGCGCGGATTTGCTTCCTCTGGTCCGCCGTGATGCTATTAGCGGTTTCCGGGTTCGTAGACCAATGCTGAATTGATGCTTTCAGGTTCTCCCATACCGAACGTCCACCTACGATCCGCGCGATTTCAGCCTCGTTCATGCGAAGGCCGGAACCTTGACCGCCCGCCATGATGGTGAGCAATTCAGGCCCGATAAGAGCATCTGCCTGGGGACTGCCTTGCGCGATTGTGTCTTTCAAACGGCCCATCCGCATTTGTACTTGGCTGATTGGATTTGAGAGCGCAGTAAGAGCCTTGTCACTGTACTCGAAAGCCTTTTCGCCTTGCGCTGCGATATTTACGGTTGGAGCCCTCTCGCCGCTCTCCCCCATATCGCGCAAATGATCCCCAGTCAGCGAATCGATGAGAACCTGATGGGGCTTGCCGTTTACGTTGAACTGCTTCACTTCGGTCTTGATCGGAGGTCCTACTGGCTGACCATCCACCGTAATGCGTTGGGCTGTGCCATCCGGCTTGACTTGAAGTAGGCCAGCCGAGCTTTCCATCGGCTTCCCGGCCTGCATATCCGCAGTCTCCGCGCCTAAGTGCGCCGTCTGTGCTCCGCGCTCCGCAATCTCCGATGGCACGGCGGATGCTTGCGCCCCTTCCAGCCCGATCTTCGCCTCAGCCTCCGGCACAACCTCCGGTGTCTCCGCAGCCGTCTTGCCAGCCGTGGCGTTCTCATTGGCTGTCTGCGCCTCTTTCTGCGCGTTGCCGACATCCTGCCCGAGCCGCGTATTCTCCTGCCCTAGCAGCATGTTGTGGCGCACGGTCGTGCCTGGTATCTCACGCGCGATCCCCGGCGCTGCATTCGCAAGCGTGTCCCCAATCTTCCCACTGACTTCCGCAACTCCGCCAAGCAGCTTCCCGAGGAAAGGATGATTCTGCCCAAACCCGGAAGTTGTGATGTTGTGGTAGATGTTGTCCACGGGAGGCCCTTCGTCGAGCAACCGAGTGCGGTCCGTCTGATCGCCAAGGATGGTCCCTTGGTGAACCTGCTGGCCGTTCGTCATCATCTCCTGCCCGCGCTTTGGGCCGGTGACAAGTTGCGGGGTCTGCGATGGCATCGTAAGAGGCGGGGTCTGGCTTTCCATGCCGATTGGCGCAGGCGGTGGTCCGGCGTCGGGGTGCGGCAAGAGCATACCGGGCGCGGGAGTAGCAGGGGGCGCGGCTGGAGTGGCGGCTTGAGGTTGTCCGCCCATCTTGGCCACCACACCCTGCAATGCCGGCGTCATGGCCGCGAGGTGGGCGTTAAACTCCGTCACTAAGGGGTTGAAATCCATCTATCCACCCCCCGCGAAAGCTGGACCACCAACACCTTGGCTAGCGCCGTTGATTATGGTGTTCATTCCACTGGCGCTCAACCCCTGTAAATACTTCTGCCAGAAGGATTGAGGAGACGATTGCTCATTCTTGAGCGCGTCGTTCGATTCTTTCAACCCACCTAGCGCCGTCGATTCGTTGGTTCCGTAGAGGGAACCGAGCCCCTTGAGGCCGGTGTTCTGCTGTTGCTGCTTGACCTGCTGATTCTCGACCTGTGCGCCCAGATTCGCCTTGGAGAGATTCTGACTTGCCGCTTCTCCGCTCTTCGCAATCGCCGCATCCGCCGTACCCGCGTTCTTCGTGCGCGCCGCCAGCAGTGAGCCTTGCCCAACAGCCCCGGAATTGGCTCCTCCAGCCGTCTGCATGTTGGAAGTCTGAATTTTCGCCATATCCGCCGGGTTGATGCCCTGGGGATTGACGGCCATCGTAGTGAGGGCTGGATTCAGGGTTCCGTAAAGGGATGAGGCGTTGTTTGCTCCGGTGGCGGAGAGTTGCTGGCCTGCGGCTGAATTGGCGAAGTCTTGCTTTTTGGCTCCGGTCCCGATATTGCATAATTCCACCGGTCCAGAGTATTCGTAGGCTTTGTCTTCGAGCACGCGTCCGGTTTCAATGTCCAGAACCGTTCTAGTGTGAATCCTCACGCTCACCCTCCGCTAGAAAGATAGCCGACTGATAGCCTTCTTTCCATCCCAAAGACTTTAGCCTCCGTAGGAAGCCCCGTTCAATCTTCGGTGCGACAAGAGCGAAAATTCTCTTGTAGCCCGTGTCGTTCATAAACTGCAACAGCACGTCCTGAAACAGCCTCAGCCGGTGCATTCTTGCCGCCGGATGGCCCTTTGCCAGCATCAAAACCGCTTCCGGCACCATTCTGAAGCCGCCATGCCCTACAATCCGGCCATCCTCGACTAAAACCAACTCGTAAGCCAACTTCGGGACATTCCCAGTGTACAACTGTTGCAACTCCGCCGCATCCGAGTCTTGCCGCTCGCGGATCATCTTGTGGGCGGCTGGCCCGTCGAGCTTCTAAATGGTACGGCGCCAGGCCCGGATGGAGGCTGCCCAGCCATACTCGTGCCCGTGCCCTGCGACGGCAGGTACAACGGGCCAGGACTTGAACCCCCGCCTTGGACCGCAATCGGTATCGCCCCGCCATGGATCACCGGCGGCGTCGGCCCGCTCCACGGATAGGACTTGTACGCCTGCACATAACGGGTCTGATTCCCGATGAATTCCGTGTGGTTCCTGAGTTCCGTTCCAGATGCCTGGGTGTGGACCGCGTTGGTAAAGTTGGGATTGTCGGCGTGGGCAACCCAGTACTGAACTCCCCGGTAGAGCGGCCCCTGGTCATTCAGCGCGACATGCATGTAGCCGTCACGAGCCGTGACCTGGATTCCAAGCGGAGCGGCTGGCGGTTGGGGTTCCCCCGTGGCATTGCCGTTGGTCTGAGTTTCCACGTTGTTGTGCGCCGTGGCGATGCTCTGGAGTGCTTCGTACATGCGCCCTGCGAGTTCAGGCGTCCACTCCTGCGCGGAACGGATATAAGCGAGATGCTTGATATTCAATGTCATTGGCTGGCCCCGCGCGTTTTAAGCCGAGTCGGAATCAGCGCCACAGTGACCATCTCCAACTTGTAGGCGTTGTCAGTCTGCCCTTCTAGCGGAACAGAGGAGAATTTCAGGAAGAAACGGCTGCCCCGCGCAATAATCATGCCGCCGTATCCCCATTGCAAGTCGATATTCGGCTGGCTCACTGTGCGCTCGCAGGAGAGCGGCCAGATGTTTGCCGGGTTGTTTGGAGCAACCTGCACCAGCATTGTTCCCGCCGGCCAAGTCACGGTCGCCAGAACTCCAAAGAATCCCTTTTGATGGCTTCCGACCTGCAACTGCTGCTCCTCGCCGCGGTTTACGAAGCCATAGGTAAAGTAGTAGCTCGAAACCAGCCCGTAGTCGTCATCGGTGTACTTGAGCGGGTCGAGCGTGTAAACATTCCCGAATCCGCCCACTCCCGGTGTGACTCCGTTTCCTGCTCCGAGCACCAGCGAGAGCGTGCCAAGTTCGCGGTACATCAGCGCCGCCCCGTTCATGCTCATATTCCACAGCGACCACTTGCGGCAATTGTCTGTGGCGATCAGTTTCCCGCTGTAGGAAACGCGGTAGGGGGCTGAGGATGCGATAGCCTGGGCTGAATCGAGTTGCCGATAGCCCATAAAGAGGATATTGGACGGCGCGGTTGCCGCTCCTAACGGTACGCCAAAGTAGAGCGCCCTTTCCACTGGATCGTTCACACACCAGACGGTCAGCGCAGCCGCTGGGTTGATGTTCTCCCAGTCCGGCTGAATCTCCTGAGAAATCTTGTCCGGGTAAGCCCCGCCGAAGATCCTTGCGCCTGAAAGGCTCGCCCAGGCCATCCATTCCTCGCCGCCAGACGCCGCTGTGTCGTCCGCCTGTGACTTGGTAAGCGAGAATGCCGATAATGCTCCACAGTTCGCCCCTACCTCGTTTACGACCCATCCTGAAGGCTCTGTCGTGCCGTTGTCGGTCGTTTCATGCAGCCTGCCGCTCGGTTCCTGGGTGAGCATGTAGAACGTCTCGCGCATCACGCCGAAGTCCATCACCTTGCGGGTGTCTGTGACCGGCCCGAACTTGCCTGTTAGCCCGTCGATTCCCTCCGCATTGTTGCCGTAGGAGCCGAAGAGAACGCCATCAAGGTAGGGTGTTTGGGTCGGGAACGGGCACAGTTCGGTAATCGTTACGACACCTGCGCCGGAACTCGACTCCCCCCCCATCCAGAACTGAAAAATCAAGTCAGAGGGAATGTTTACCGGCAGCGTGAGGCTGAAATTTCCCTGATACCACTGATTGCTGGTGGAATTGTTGATCGGCACAATCAACGAAGAGACAAAGCCCGTAGAGGCACTGGATAGCTCGAAAATGACGGTGGGACTGACGAATGTGGCATCACCATTCGTCTTGGCCTGGAATCGGATCGAGTAAGCCAAGTTCCCCGTAAAGATCGGATTTCCATACGCATCCAGATAGGCCGATTGAGACAGTTGTCCGTAGGTCGAAGCTGACGTTCCTAGCGTCACCGCCCAAGCCATTCCCACGGGTTCCTGCACCACTGTTCCGGTCGGAGATACCAGACCCACTGTCCAGCCCAGCGGAAATAGTTGCGATGGGAAATTGTTATTCACATACGTCCCGCCGCCGAACCCCAGGTTAAGTAGGTTCTGAATCTTGTTCCGTTGGCCGTAAGTGATGAGCCGGGTCGCGTACTGGCCAAATCCCAAAGCCCCGTCAAGCACAATCTGCAAGCGAAGATCGTTGCCTGGAATCGAGGTCGCAATCCCGCCAAAGAGAGAATTGTCCGAGAAGTCGAGAAGGACCGAGGTTGTGACATTGTCATTGATCTGCGTGGCCGTCGAGACAACTTGCCCATTTACCTGAGCGGGGATAGGCAGATAGAAGAAGTAGGCTCCATCCGCGCCGGTGAACTCCAGAATGCGAGCCACGATGTTGCTGGGGCCGATGGGGATATTCGAGACTTGGAGGTACTGGCCACCGTTGGCGATGAACTTCACGTAGGGACTCGGTTTCAGCACCGCGCCTTGCCGCGTCTGAAAGTTCACCCGCATCAAGTGAAAACCCGGAGCCGCCTGCCCGAAAGGAGTGACCGTTCCTACAGCCGTCGTGGACCCGTTCGGCCCGTACTGCTGATATTGGAACTGGGTCGGAGAGATGACTGCGGTAACGTAGAAAGTTCCTTCCCAGATAAACCCCACCGTCCCCGTTGTCCAAGTCCCATCCGAGAATGTGATGGGAACGTAAAACTTCGTCGGACTCGGAGCCGATTCTACCTGAAAATAAGTGGGCGTCGGGGTGTCTGGAAGCGGCCATGAAATCGAGACCGTTCCTGTAGTTGCCGTGGCGTTGATTACGTCCGGGTCCGTTGCCGTGATGGGGGTTTGGAAGTATGCAATCTGATTCGGGCTGGGAACCTCTTGAACCGTGAATGTTCCATTAAAACTAAAGGTCGTGCTGCCTGTCGCGGTAGTCGCGGCCGCCACCTGTACAACAGCCCCAGGGGTAAGATTGTGATTTATTACCGTTGTGAGCGTAGTTTTCCCTGAAGACCACTGCGCCGCCGACAGTCCCCCGCCCACAGCCGCCGGCTCAACCCCGACAATCGACACATATTCCTCCGGCGCCAGTCCATGAGGCTGAGTCGTTGTCACCAAAGCCAAGCCGGGAGCGGTTTCGTTGTCGATCACAATCGATGAAATAATAGCGACGGTGCCGGACCCGGACAGAGTATAGTAGACCGTCAACTGGTACGGGCCATTGAGGAAATCGCGGACGGAATCCGCGGCGACCGAAACAGCAAACCCAAAAGTGGGGTTATTGACGACAGTTGGGGTAAGTGCTGCGCCCCAGAGGTCAGCCGCACCGCCGTAGGAATTCTGCGTAATCGTCGTGGTGATGTTCGTACCCGGAGATTTTGCAGTTCCAACCTGTCCAGAGCCGTTCCAAAGGGCCACCTGTGCTATGGTTCCCGTTGTGGCCGACTGAGAATTTACGCTAAACTGCACTGCCGCCCCAAGGATCGTCGCGCTTCCGGGAATGGAAAAATTCAATCCGCTCACTACAAAATCAGAAAGCGGCGACGTTCCGGGGTTGAAATTGGAGCGCCACTGAGTTCCAACGTAGGACCAACTCCCTCCCGGCGACGACTGCCCCGATGGACTTGGCGATTGAATCGTCTGATTAACTGTCGTTGCATTCGAGTCCGGCACATTGGAAATCTGGACCTGGTAGCCTACCTGCAACGGCGGGTTGACCGGGCCTGCGAGATTCGCCGTGACAGTGTTAGCATTGCGGTCCAGGGTATTGCCGGAAGCCGCCATTTGGGCTGATGTTGGCGCTAGGGATACGACTGTAGGCGCTGCGGAGGGTCCGTCCTGCGTTACCCTATCCAGATACGTCCCGTCCCACTGGAGCGGCACTGTGGCCCCGTGGAGGGTATCGTTGATTGCGATGAACTCCCGCCCAAACATCGTTGCGGACTTGGCATACGATCCCGCCGGTCCTGTGAAGAGCAGGTTGAGGACTCCCGGCGCACCGATCGGGTCTTCCCACATCAACTCTCCATTCGAGAATAGATACAAGTTCCTGATCGCACCGGTGGGCAGAACATACGATTTTTGATATGTGACGGTTGTATTGGCAGGAGCACCCGCAAGGACGCGCGAGAGATTGGGGCGAGTCAGCACAGCGCCGGGGACGTAGGTATTGTCCTGCTCGTCTGGAGATACGCCATCAGGGACATCGACGGCAGCCATCTCCGTGACCCTGCCGCCGAACGTCTCAAGACTGACTTCAATCGCGCCTTTGGTCTGGAATCCGGGCATCTAGCCCCCTAGTACGCGGGAAAATAGGCGCGGATGCGGATGATCGCAGCCAAAAGAACGGTGGAGTAACCGGAAGCCTGCGTGTACTCGGTCAGATTGTTTGTGATATTCAGGACGCCGTTGATCTGCGTGGTGCCAGGGCAGAACGTGAACACATACCCGGTTGGTGTAGTTCCAGCCGGAGGGGCTTCCCAAATCTCAACCTGCGTCGGCAACTGCGAGGACTTCGCCAAATCCTGCAACTGCTGGAGATTCAGCGTGTCGCCGTGGGTAGCAGCGCCGCCATAGTTGGCGGTCAGCACAATCGTCCCGTCCGTAATGACTTCGCGGGCGGTTACATCGGGATTCTGCGGTGCCGTGATCGGGGTAATTGTCGCTGCCATAATTCCTCCTGAACTATCGTATCACCAATCCATACCGTAGCTTTTTCCACGCCCCCCGCTCCTAGGTTGCCTGCGGACGTTGGAACGGTTCTTGAGCCGGACATCGCGGTTGAAAATCAGTTTTGCTTCGGCTTCGGCCCTGCTTTTGAATGTTTGAGAATCCACATCGTCCCGGCCATCCGTCGCTTCCACGCAAATATAATCCGCCAGCGAGTCAAGGCAACCCACAATCGGCACCGGCTGCTGATACCACTGGGTAGCTCCCTGCGTCTGGAAGGATGGGAAGAATTGAGCAAATCTGACGCGCAGATCGATAGGGAGCGTGGTTCCGGGCAGGTAAATCCTGTCACTTCTCCACTCAAAAATCCAGTTTCGCGGATATTTGAAGGTAGCCGGAAGGCCGTCCATGATATTGCGGATCGGTTCTCCCCATCCCGCGTTATATCCAGAAACACGGTCCCATATTTTAAGCGGGAACGAGAGTCTTTGCGGTAGCGCGTAGCCGGTCCAAACCTGCGTCCCGTCGTAGAATCCTGTCCAGTCAATCCAGCACTGCGAAGCCGGGTCCGAACTTGCACAGATCGGCAACGCTGTTATCACATACTCGTCGATCAGACGCGCAAAGCCGAGATTCGCAAGGAACTGCTGGAGCCGCAGCCAGGCGGAATTCGCCATTTGCTGAGTAAAGGGCTGGGTGTCCTTGAGAATGTCTCCAGAAAGTTGCTGGATTGCATCATTCAGCCGCACGCGCGCCGTATTGAGCACCGTGTCGAGGGTGTCATACGGCGCTGTACTGGCTGGCGGCAGGGGCATTACGTCACCGCCAGCGACTTCTTGATAGCTTCCTGCTGCGCCACGGCTTCCTTGTAAGCAGCGGCGTTGACGATATGCCCATTGGCGCAGGTGGCGATGCCCTCTTCGACCATCAGGCCGCACATCTTGCACTGCACACGGCCCTGGGGCTTCGTCCCACGGAGCCAATCGCGGTCGGTCAGGTTCAGCCACTGAGCGCAAACGTGATGAATTTCAGGCCGGATGACCTGCTCGGCCTTCACGGGTCCAGCGGCCCAGGCGCGGTCGGCGTCGAGGACCGCTTCGGTCATGTACGCGGTAAGCTCGGCGCGGGCCTCAGCCAGTTCCGCTTCCGTCGGAAACTTGCCAGCGGCGCGGAATACGCCCAGGCGCACATTCGAGTTTTGCTTGCTGTGGCCAATTCCGATCTTGAGCAGAACTTCGTCGGCGAAATACTCGCCGGTATCCTGCATGTTCCAAATGCAGTCTTCCTGCGTGTTGGGCATCGGTTCCATCATCAGGCCGGGAAGCGGTATACAAGCGGCATACTCCGTGCGCGGATCGGTGACATGGCGCTCGCCCTGTTCCCAGTGGTCGGGAACGTATACTCCAGGTGCGGCTGGAGTGGCTTTCAGGCGCTCCCACTCCATCGGGGCGCCGACTTCGCAAGCTGGAACGAACTTGTAGCCGAAGGAGCCGCCATTCTCACGGAATCCCCACGGCCCGACGTTGAAGACATGCACCGTCTTGCGGGTAATATCCTGAATCGACTCATTCACCGGAGGCACGCGCCGCTCTCTGCCGGTATGCTTCGCCACATATTCCAGCGCCGCTTTGCCGTCAGGCCAAATCTTTGTCCTTGCCATTTACGCTCCTTGCATCTGCCCAAAACCCTGTCCGGGCAGGTTGTACTTTGCCGCTTCGCCCACCTTGTACGCTTTCTGCTTACCCAACATCATAATCCCGCAGGGGTCTGGTTGGGCATCTCGCAGGCGATACCGCTCATTTTCCGTGGTTTTCCGCTGCTGGTAGTCGAGAACTTCCTGCGTCAAGCGCCGTCTTTCCGCCCAGCCAATATCTCGCTCGCTGTGCCACTTGGCAATCAACTGCTCCACGTTGGCAGGCTCTTTGGCGAAGATGTGCCGCTGGACGTAAGTTCCTTCGTAGGGATAGGGCTCATTCTGGATGGTGGTCACGCAGCCTTGAGCCTGGAACCTGATCCGGTACTCCTCGGCAGTGCAGCCGGTGTGCTCGAATGCCGAAATCCACGATTCCAGAACCCACTTGCCCTTTGCGCCCTTGCCGGTATAGACCTTTGCCAGCCGGTATTCCTCTTTGCCATCAGGCCAGCGCCCGCCAATCAGCCGCTTGACATCGTCCGTGAAGACAATGCGCCAGACAGGATCGCCTTTCGGATTAAGCCCAAACCGCGCCATTGGGGTAGGCCAATGACGCAGTGTGGTGAAATTATCTACCGTTTCGATCATGGTTTAGTGTCCGAAAAAGCCCTTGGGCACGGTGACGTTTGAAATGAACGCATTCAGCCGGGGCATCCACGAGCCAATCTGGACACCGAGGACCATCCAGAACATGTTGGTGGTCGCAACCGAGCCATCCGAGGCGTTCTGCCAGAAGGTTGTATTGCCATCAACCTCGTACATGTCGAGGGCCTTGGCTTCCAACCGCCCCCACTGCTTGAGCGGGAAGAAGTCGATCAGGCCAGGGATGGCGCGGGGGTTGACGATCTTCTCGTATCCGGCCAGGGTCTCGGAAGTTTCCTTGGGCAGTACGTCCGTCGAATTGCGGCGCCGCCCGGAGCCGATGTCTTCGCGCTGCACCAGGAGGGCATTGTTTTCCCATGCGGCATCCATATCCACGTTGAGATGGACAATCAGATCGTTCTCCTCCGCCGCTTCCGTGCCTTTGGCGAGAATGATCTGCGCCAGCATCGCGCGCACAGTTGCGGGAACCAGAGCGCCGTTGGCGGCGATGCTTCGCGCGGAGAACTGATCCGGGTAGGTCGAGCGCAGAATGTTCATAAAGTTTCCCGTGTTGCCGGAAACCTGATAATAGTTGCGCCCGAAAAGGCTCGAATTGGCAACTCCAGCCGAGCCGTTGACCAGGATAAAGTTTCCTGCGACGACTCCGACGGGAACCGCTCCGGTCAGCCAGAGAGTTGTGTTGGTCGTGTCCACCGTCTGAATCGTGACGGTGCCGAGGAACCCAGCCGCGCCAGTGTAAGCCGAATAGAGGTCGATTGGCTGGCCGGACTGGAAGTAGTTGGCATTGTTGACCACCAGGTAGTTTGCGCCCACGGTCACGATGGTATCGAGGGTGCCTGCGCCGTCTCCAGTGCAAATCATCGCGTCCATGAAGCCCGCGAGGGTTCGGGTAACGGTCTCTTCGGTGTATGCGACGTAATCCTTGATCGAACGGGAATCGCCTTCGGTCGCCCATTCAGACTGCGCCGTGTAAGCGCCGCCTTGGCGGAAGTAGACGCACGAAAGCTGCCCATAGACTTCCTGCGGGGCATCGCCGACGCCGAGAGGACCACCGTTTGGGTTGAACTGTCCGAAAGCTGCTGTTGGGATCGGAGTGAAGGGGATGCGCGCCGGGCGCGAGGAAACGGGTTTGATGTCCGTGCGGGTTTGAATGCGGCTCCAGAGCTTGCTGGAGAGTAGAAAGGTTTCTTCGAGCTTATCCCGCAGATACTCTCTTTGGGAGGCGATTGTGTTTGCATTATTGCCTGGGGGCATGGGACACACCTCAAATGAAATGAGTTGCTGTCGCCATTCCGCCGCCAGTCATCGCTCCGGTTTAAGGGTGTCCGTTCCCTCCAGCGAGTCTATGCAAACATCATGGTGATACTTTCCTATTGCGCCTTCTGCGTTCGGCTACCGTTTAAGGAGTTCGGTTGTCCTCTTGCCTTGCGCTTCAAGCAATTACGACTTCATGCTATCACAACCTCGTCACATTGCGGGCCTTTTTGTCCTTTGACCACCGCGAACGTCACGCGCTGGCCTTCTTTCAAGGTCTTGTAGCCGTCCATCTGAATGGCGGAGTGATGCACAAAAATGTCTTTCCCTCCGCCGTCTGGGGCAATGAAGCCATAACCGAGGTCGTTTTTGAACCACTTCACCGTGCCTTCAATCTTGCCGTCCACGTTCGTCTCCTATGCGCACGTCTAGCGCGTGTAAAGCACTCTTGACCCATCGCGCATGATGAACTTTCCGTCGCCGCCCTTTTTGCCGGGGATTTGCGCCGTGGCCGGCCAATTCACTTGGTTGTGGTCCGGCTTGGTTCCCACACGGGTAAATCCAATCGCCGGGGCCGTCTTGGCCACTCCTGCGGCTGGCTTCGCGGCAGGCTTTGCTATCGGGCCAGGCTTCGCCCCAACTCCAGCCTTACGGAAAGCAGCCGCCATAGCCTCCGGCGCCTTGGCCTTGATTGCCGCCTCCATGTGCTTGCGGTATCCGGCCTTGTCCTTTGCCGCCAGAAAGCGGTCCACCTTCGCCGTGTGGCCGGGGATAGACTTTACCATCCGGTCGAGCGCATTTTCGTAAAGCTCCTGAATGGTCGAAACCTTCTCGGCAGACAACTTGCGGGTACCAAGATTCTTGTGAAACTCGGCAGCGGTGATCGATTCCTTGACAGCCGCCCGTTCCGTACTGAATTCGCGGATAGTCAACTGCTGCTCGCGCTGGTCCAGTTCCGTGTTTCCTGTTGGATTCGCAGGGGTTGACTTGGCTTCTGTCTTCGGCGGGGTCTTTGCCAGTCCGTTGACCCTATCCACATAGCCCGCGAGCGCGTTCCATAATTCCTGCACCGGCTTGCGATTCGCTTCCGGAAGAGCCATGATTTCGCGCTGGAGCAGCCGCATGTTCAATGCAACGTCGTTTGCGGCCATATCAGCAGCAAATACCTTGGATACCTCATGCGAGTAGTGGTCCGGGGCCATCTCCGCGAACTTGCTCATCACCGCGGGGGCGAGCTTGGAAAATGCTTCCGGGTTGCCCTTGGCAATGTCCTCGACAAACTTTGGGTCACCCGCTTGGAAATCGGCGTCCAAGTCCTGCCAAAGCTTGTTCTCGGCCTTGACCGCCTGGACCGCCTCAGAACCGCCCTCGGCCTCGTATGCCTCGATGGTCGCAAGGGCCTCTTTTACTCCCCCTGGAACCTTCGCAAGCAGCGTCTGGCGGTCAAACAGCGCAGCCCGCATCTCGCGTGCCAGCTTGGGATTGTCGGCTTTGATGCGGTCCAACTCCGCGCGGGCCTTCTCGGACAGCTTGAGTTGGCCGTTCGCGTCGGAGATTACCGGCGCGGTGTCTTCGTGGGCCTGGACGTCAGTATCAACTTGTGTGGAATCATCAGTTGCGGTTGAATCTGCGCTGGAATCGTCTACTTGGACGTCAGTATCAACTGCATCGTCTACCGCGTCTAGTAACGCGTCTTCGGGCATGGTTTTCTCCTTACATCGTCGGTGGGGCCTGGGGCGCTTGGGGTGGCGCTGGTGGTCCCTGTTTCGGCGGCGTTATAGCACTCATCGCCGCCTGCTGTGCCTGAATCATAACAGCCGCGCGCTGCAAGTGCTCCTTCGTGTGCAACTTCACATTCTCGACACCCAACACGTTTGGCATGGGCGTTCCATCGGCTCCTGGACGGCCAACATTGATTTCCCGCCAGCAAGCCTCGGTAGAGAGCCAATCCTGCCCGCATGGGCCTTCCCACTGGTGGAAATCAAGGTCGTCAACCTCGATCGATGGCTTGAGCAAGTCTTCGGGATAGTCGACCATCTGGCCATCTGGTCCTTGGCTGAATGGAATCATCTTCGGCGGCGGTGGCGCGGGCGGAGCGGGCATTCCCTGCTGCTGTGCCATCAAAGCGGCGGCGGCGTGCTGCTGGAGGGCCATCGTCTGCTGTTGCTGATATGCCTGCATCTCTTCCAGGCTCGGCGGGATCGGGGAAGCCTGTAAAAGCTCCTCGATTTCGCGCATTTGCTTCTTTGCGGCCTCCGCTTCCATCAGTTGAAGCTCTTTGAAGCCGAAAATCTGGCAGAAAATCTCCCAATTGTGAACATCGCCCAAAATCTGAGCGGAAATTGTCGGGTTCGTCCCTGCAATCGCGATGAGTTGCTGCAAAAGCACTCTTTTTGCCGATGTGGACTCTGGAAAACTCGAATCTTCGTCTGGAAATGCTCCAAACTTGCCCTTTGTGAGCCTTTCGAGCTTCAAAACCTGCGTTTGTCCCTTCACGGGAACCAAAATCTGCTCCGCATGGTCGGGATTCTTGGAAGCCTTGAGCGCGGCGAGGTAGTACATCTTCGCCATGACCCATTGGACAGCCGCCCAGGGGATTCCCTTCACGCCCATTGCCTGATTCTTGGCCTGTGCATACCCGGAAGCCGTTTGCTGGTCCTCCATCGAGGCCCCGAACAGCGCCGGAGGCGTTCCCAGCACGAATTGCAGGAATGGGCCAGCCAGGTACTCCATCAGATTGACAAGCGACTGCGGGAGCACCAAATCCGGTTCACGGAAAAAATCATCTTCTAATTTCTGGCCTGCGCGCGCCTTTTTCATAGCGAACGCATACGGCTCCGACCGCTGATCCTGAATCGCATCGAATTCCTCGTCTTCGGCGGAAATATAGGTGCGCGGCCAGCCCGTATCTTGCGCCTCCCGAAGCGAGTTCATGATGTCGTTGGTAAAGTCCTGAATCACAATCGCATCGTCCAGAATGGCTTCGCGCGCCATGCCATCCCCTTCGTAGGGGAACCCGATCACCAAGCCATCGTCCATCGATTCGGCCCAGGACTCGGCATAGGTTTTGCCAAGAAATACGCAATGAACGCCATTCGGGAAGAGTTGATTCAGTTTGTCCCTGACGGTGAAGGGCTCGCCTTCTTCTGTTTCGTTGTCCTCCGGATTATCCGCCGGAATATCGTTTTCCTCGTCACCCGCAAACAATTCGTAAGGATCGTCGAACTTGTCATCGATGAAGTTGCATGGCCTGAGATAGCAGTTCGCGCGCGGCACAAGATGGGTCAGCGAGTCTCCCACCTGAGCGTAGCGCCTGGTTCCCTGCAAGACTCCAAGGCGGGCGATCCGCTCGTAGGCGTTCTCACATATTCCCGATGATTCCGGCTTGATCTTCCACCCACCAGCATCATTTCTCAGGTGCGGATATTGCATCTTGGCAGAATTGATCGTTGGATCGTTATAGAGAATCACCGCATCAAGATCGTTTTGCGTTTTGGCGGTCAGGGGCCAGACACGGGAACTCAGCGCGTCCCATACCTGGGCTGTTTCGTTCTGCTTTGCCTCGCCCTCTTCGTTTTCTCCCCAGAGTTGGGCATTGGCTTCCGTAGAGACCGATACGATGGTCAGGCCGGATTCACAGAATGCCTGCACGATCTTGAGTTGGATATTCTTGGAATCGTTCGAGCGATCAAAGAACTCCCGGTAAATCTCGGCTGTGTTTGCAGCTTCCAGGTCTTCCGTATCCTGCGTGTTGGGGCGGAAGTCAATCCCAGGGGGGTTCTGCGTGAGCACCGATTCGATCACAAGCTCCGTTGGCCGGATGATGTTGTAATCGCCGATGTACTGCGGGCACTCGATAACACCGGAGCCGACAGCTACAGCCTCGCCAGCCACGCCGACCGTGTACATTCCATTCTGCTTGTTCTCGTAGATGTGCTGAAATCCGTGCCGGTAATACTTGTTGCGGCGCACCCGCATAACGTGCCGGCGGCGGTCGTACAACTCCTTCGTCGCCAGGGATTCAAGCGCAACTTTCAGCGAATTCTTGAGTTGGTCTGGAAGGTAGCAGTTTCGCTCTCCGTAGGTTGGAGGCTCATTGGGGTCTTGAATCTCTTCGGGATGGTCCTCGATGGACTTATCGCCATCGTTCGGCGCGGATTGTTCTTCGGGTTCCTGCGCCATCAGTTCACCTTGTCCTGCACCATCTTGAGGAAATCAACCGCTTTCTGCTTTTCCATGCGGTCGAGCACGGCGGCGCTGGCCTCCGCAAACAGCGGGCAGCAAAGGTACTGATCCACTGGGGTGTTTTCGGCTCCGCAATATGGGCAGGTAATGAACGTGAGCAGTCCAGCCTCAATATGAACGATTTGCTCGCGGATGTAATCGAGCTTTTTCTCCGGCGGCATGAGGCTGTTTACTAACATGGTACACGTCCTAAATTAAATGGATTTCTTGATGAAGCGTTTTGCCAACAGCCCTCGCGACCGGATACTCGGATCGCCCGACTTCGCCTCCACATTGGCTTCTTCGAGCGTTGAGCGGCCATTCCGCGATGCCGCCGCCTTTTCCGCTCCTGGGTGCTTGACAGCCCCTGCGATCCAGTTCTTCGGCTTGCGCGCCCCCAACATGCTCATCGCTTCCTCCGCGCCGAAATCATGCTGCCCTTCCGCTCCGGCAATCCAGCCTCTTTGGTGTCGGCGAACTCATGTAGTTGCCTGTGGCTCATCGAGAGCAGACCCCGGTTCGCTGGGTTCAACTTTCCGGGGTCGCGCTCCGCGATAGCCATAGCCTTGCGCTGCGCCTTGGAGACGGCCGGCATCCTTAGTTGATAACCCTCACGGTTGCGCCTTGCAAGGTGCTGCCAGCGCCGTCTGTGCCGGTCGTGTGTACAAGTTCAACTGAGACGTGGGCTGGCAAAGAAAGATTCAGCGATCCGACAGCAGCAACTAGACTTGTCGGACCAACAGCCGAATTAGCTCCAGCGGCGGCTTGCGCCACAGTTGCCCATCCATGTCCAGGTGTGAGCGTTCCGCCGGTAGCCGTGGTGGATGCGACGGTGGTTGTAATCTGCTGGCAGAAATCAAAGTTCGCGGCGGCGGCAAGAGCCGCACTCGGAGTAATGTTGATGGATGCAACCTTGACTGGCGTTCCAGCGGATACGTTCGAGCCTTCCGCATCCCACCAAACTTGGATCAGATCAACCGTGTCCGCCGTGGTACTGGTTTTGACAATCGTTCCGCAAACCTCAAGCGTCTTTCCAACCATGTTCATCGTTTGGGCTGGAATCGGGAAGGTGCCTTCCACCTCTCCAATGGTTGTCTGAGCCGCTGCGGTGATGGGGAAAATAAAGTCATCCGACTGGATTCCAGGGGTGCCAACGCGGGCGCCAGAAACGTACCCGTAAGTCGCATGCGCATCCTCATTCGGGTTATGCTGCAACGCCGATACCGAGCCAATCATCGGGGCCAGCGTGTTGGTCACGACAGGGTATCCGGTGAACTGCGCGCCGCCCTTGAACAGCGTAGTGACGCCGGTTGTCGATCCAGACTGGCCGTAGGTAGAGTTGGCGATAGCGCAGGCCGGGGTAGTCGTTTCGAGCGCGGTCAGAGTGCAAACGCCCGAAGACACGGGAACCGCAAGCAGGGTGGTCGGCTGGGTCAGCAGGGGTACGGAGTACGCCAGCACATAGGAACCGCCGCTCACCGATAGATACGGCTTCCAGCCCACGACGTTATCGGTGCGCGCCGTAAATGACACGCCCATATCAATCGCTTTGCTGACGACCGATGTATAGGAAGCCGTGGCGGAGCAGGGGCTCTCTTTGCCGTTGATGTCCACCAGGGTATAGCAACCATAGACCGTTCCAGCCCACGATCCTGACCCGGCAACCGTAGCATCCGAGCAGAACTGGTGCGTGGAATCGCAAGCCACTTGCCCTGCTAGAACAGTGGGAGCCGCAAGCAATGTGGTGGTCGATGGCAGACTGTTCCAATACTGCACCACGCCCCTGCGGTTATCCTGAATGGTCACACTGGAGAAGGGAATCGCGGCATTGATGATCGTATCCGTGCCGCCAAGCGCCGTGTATCCGAAGTCCACGGCCACCTGCCCGCCCCCCTTGCTAAAGGCATAGTTGATCGCATCCTGCAAGCCAAATGTTCCAGAGGCAATCTTGTCGCCGGTTCCGTGCTGGTAGAGAAACGATGCGGTAAAGTTGCAGGACTGGTAAATCTGCGGGGTTGTGCAATTGACCGCCGTGGGCGTCACAGTCTCCTGATTCGCCCCGGTGCCGATGATGAGGGGAGCGGTAATCGACAGCGGCGTAATTACCGTCCCGTCCCCCAGCGTCACGGTGCCGTAGGCAACCGATAAGGTAGCCGTGCCGGTGGGGGACAGGGTCTGCTCATCCACTTGAAGCGATGGGGTGTTCAGATACCCGTAAGCGAAGTTGACGGCGCGGACGGTTCCTGCGAACCGGGAGGGGTTTTCCTGGGCATACGCTGCTCCGACAAACCCGGTTACAGCGAGCATAAAAACGAGTGAGCGAAACAGCTTCATGGGATTCTCCTCAGTACAGACTCTGATTCTCTTCCGGCTCTTCGCCGCCTTCGTCCTTGCCTTCATCTTCCTCTTCGCCGAAGAACTTGCCAAGATGGGATTTCAGTTCTTCGATGTTCTCGTGGTCGTGAGCGCCCTGCTCCGGCTCGTGGTTGCCTTGTTCGTCGATCCCGTGGGACTTCATCCCCAGGCCATCGTGCGAGACAATCAGGTGCTTGGAGTCAGGCTCGGCGGCGTGTAGCGATTCGGCGGCGGCGTGCATGTGATCGCCTTCATCCTCAGGCTTTTCGCCGCCTGTGTCCACATGGGCTACCGTGTCGATTGCCTTCGGTTCCATGCGGTTACGGCCACCTAAACGCGACATTGCCATTGGTTCAGCCATTGGAATGCTCCTGCGAACAGTATAGAACAGGCCGCCCGAAAGCGGCCCGTCTGGTTATCCAACCTGCGAAAGAACCAGCGTCGGCTCGGTCGGGGGTGGCGGAGGAGGCGGCGGCGCCTGCGGAATCGCAATCGTCACCACATTGGAAGTGAGCACCGTAACGCCATCGGTTCCAAGAGCGGTAGCAGCGATCTGCGCCGTGACGGCGGTATCGGTCAGCGGAACAGTCGCTACAACCTGCTGAGAAAGCGGAACCGAACCATTGGTCAGATCCGTGGTTGCGGGAGCGAATGTGATTGACGGGTCGGAAGATGAGAATTGAATGGTTGGATCGTAGCCGGAGGGAGGCGTTACCCCTGCCGGAAAGTTGATTGAGAGTGCGAATTGCCCGGTCGAGCCGGGTGTGATGCTGCCGAGGGCCATAGCGTCTCCAACTTGGTACAGGGTTAGGCGTGGGTAGATGAGCAGCTTCTCGATTTCCCTGAGACGCCGCAAGACTTCATGCTCGAAATGGTTCACTACTGCCTCGTCGGAGTCCACGGCTCAGCAGGTTCCCTGCGAGCAAACGCTGGAATAAGGTTGCCTGCCACATGGTCGCCCTTGGCGACGTCATTCGCGTGGTAGAACTGCTTGCCGTCGGTGACATGCTCTCCACCCAAGGTTCCGGCGCGTTCCGCTGCGATTGCGTCCAGCTCGGCTTTCTTTTGCTCGTCCATGATCCCTCCTATGGATTCGGTTTCAAGAATATCACGGTTGCTCCACAGCCTCGCTCGCTTTTTCGGCTGCAGCCATGAAAGTGCGCCAGTTTACCGGCTTCGGCTTCGGCTTCGGCTTCGGCTCTTCCTGCACTGGCGCCGCCCGTGCGGTCGATAGCGCCAGAGTGTTTACCCGCTTGACAAGGGCCAAAATCTCCTCGGCGCGGGCTGCATTCTCCCGCTCCAGCTTGTCAATGCCCAGCAACCGCTTTATCGCACCGACCATCTCGACCTCCGCTTTCCCTTGTGCCGCTCCTCGGAGTTGAACTTCCGCATCGCCATTGCCAGTTCCGTCATCTGCTCCGCCGTGGGCTCCGAATCAGGCTCCACAATCGTTGCCGCCAACTCCGACCGCCTCACTTCCATCGGAACTTTGCTCGCCCCTAGCATATCCATCAGACCGTACCGGGCGCAATCCCCGCAATCATCATACAGGTGATCGGTCTTGAGAACGTCTTCGCCGCCCTTGTCTGAATCGTACTCCAGCGATGGGATAGCCGCAATCAATTCCGGGCACATATCGGAAATGAACCACGTATCCGACTGGATCAGCGAGTACATGAACCGCCAGCCCGGCACCCTCGACCCAGGTTCCATGTTGGCCGGCTGCGGGTTTGGGAACGACTTTGCACCCTCCTTGAGCAACTCCGCCGGCGTGTGCTGGCTCGACTTCTTCCCGAACGCATCCGCTGAAAGTATCCACGCCTTGAGCTTCTGTTCTCCGTTAAGCGATTGAATCTGTTGCCCTAACTCAATCTCGCTCGTGTCCGTATCCGCCAATGTCGCAATGTGCTCCCTAGTGGTAAACACACACCGCCGCGGTGCATCCCAGTCCCTGCCAAGCAACTTCGCCTGCGTCGGGCTCACAAACCCAACCGCGTGCCAGTACACCGGGCTCGCATGCTTGAATCCCCAGTCCTGCCCAATCCAGTGATTCCACCAGGGCTGCACAATCCGCATCACTATCGCGTGCGGGACCTTACGCTCCGACTCCTCGAAGTTGATGAAATACTGTCCTTCCGGGATCGTCCAATCGCCGTCCAGCAATGCTCTGCGCTTCTTCGCCGGCAAACCCTCAAGCGCAGCCCGGTACTCAGGCCCCAAGTGCGGATTGTCCTCCAGCAGCGCCGGGACAAACTTGAACTCGTGCTTGATGTGCTGCAACTCTTTAGGGAACTTGTGGTCCGGCCACAGCGCCTTGACCCACTGCAAGCCAATCCCCGTCGGGTTGGTCGCTCCCAGGAAGCATGGCCGCGAGATACCCGGAGTCCTCAGCCGGAACAGCACCAGGTCTTCAAACACATCTCGCTTGTTCTCCGTCAACTCCTCCACCGCTATGTCGCAGAATTCAGCGGACTTGTAGCTGTTAGGGTCTTGCAGGTTCCTAAGCGCGATCCTTCCGCCGCCGAACTCATCCTTGACGAAGAAGCACAGCCCCTCCTTCTCCGTGCGCTTGACCTCACCGAGCCGCTTCGGGAACTCGTGCTCAATACGGCTGATCTGCCGGTCCTGGAGGGTAGGGTAATCGATGGAAAACAGGCCGACCACCAGGCCAACAATGCCCGTCTCGGCGTACCGCTTGAGTAGCTGTCTGAGACACCACCAGCGCAAAAGATACGACTTGCCACCGCCAGCCCCACCGCCGTACAGGACAAAGCGGTAAAGGTCGGTGGCCTCGATGCACTCACTCTGCTTGGGAGTAGGGTCGATCAGCGAGGATAGCCGGATGTCCTCGGTGGCTGGCATTACCGCGAGACAATGAGGCTGCCGCTGGTCGGCGCCACGGCGAACGTGAATCGTACCCACCCAGGCGTCAAGTTGTACGGGTATGCCACACCAGGCCCAACTACAAGCGCAGACAGCGGCTGGTAATTGGCCGGCGTGTCGGTCGTGGCAAACTGGCCCACTGCCTGCTGGTTGGTTGTGTTGAGGACCATCAACGTGATACCAGAGCCAACCTGGTTAGGCGGGAGCGCAAACTGCGCGGTCGTGGTGATGCCGCCATCCACTGCCGCATTGTTGACTAGAGCAATCGACGTGCCTTGCGAAAGAGATGCGGGCTGCGCCGCTGGGTAGGCTGGCATGGATTCACCTCACCGAAAGTGTATCACTCAACAGGTTCCTCCGGTGGCTCTGCAATAGGCGGCGTTGAGTTTCCCGTGCGGGCAGCTTCCTTTCGCGCAACTCGCGCAACTCGCGGGTCCATGTTCAGGTAATTGGGTAGGCTCATTTCCTCTGCCAGCCAGTTCACCCCGCATGGGTTGCACCGGATGTAGTCGCTTCGGCTTACCCTCGGCTTGTGGCAAAACGGACACGGAGGCTCCGTGCCCACTTCGGCCAACCTGTCCTGCCTGTTCAGTTCCTGATCCTCGTATGTCAGCATTCAATCTCCTCCGCACAGCCCAGCTAAGATCACACCCATGCGCCTCTCCCTCGACCCGCAACTCGTCTGCTAGGGATTGTGGGACACGAACTGCGATTCGGACCATGCTCATGTAAATAATTGTGCCACAACGTCAGACAATGTGCAACACCTACACATCCACAATCACCCGCTTGATTGCCAACTCACCGCTGATCTCCTGTTGCACACGCTCACCGTACTTCTTCGGATTGCGCTTTGAAATCATCCACTTGAGCGTGTCAATGCGCGTGCGCTGCCAATTCGCCCAGCCGGGATCGATGCCATACTTGCCGCGCTCTGGTTCCGCGTTTAGCTGGTCTTGTAATCCCTCAAAATCAGCATCGCCCCTAATTTGTAACGCGCACGCGTATTGTTTCGCAAACACTTCATTCGCAACGCATTGTCTCAAGATGGCTGCTGGCGAAATCTCAAATTCTTCAGCAGTCTCCCGCAATGTGCTGCCATCAGATATGCGCGCTAGAACCAAACCCATCAGCTCCGGCGTCCAGTTGATTGCGGTTGGCATTGGAAATCCCTCTGTTTGATTGTATCGTAATGGCCCTCGAAATGAAGCTGTATGCAGCCTAACCTTGACACGCAACACATATTGAATAGAGCGTGAGTCCGGGAAAGTTTCTGAGGCTGAACCGGACCCCACGCTTGGCTAGAGAGGCTGGTGGCGCCTATGAGGAACGTATAACCCGCGAGGGTCAGCAGCTTGCTCTCTTTGTCTTTTGTACCACAAATTACCCATCATCTGCGAACCATAAGGACCGAATTGATCGCGTCCATAATGTTCTGGTTCGCTTCATCTTTCGTTTTTCCTTGAGACATACAGCCTGGCAATTGCAGACACTCTGCGACAATATAGCCGTCTTCGCCCGGTCTGAAAACGACAGTCAACACCGATCCTGGATCTTCCTGCCGAGTCTCATTGGTGCGCCGATTCAGACTTTGCCAGATTTTCCAGTTCATAACAACCTCATTCCCTGATAGATGCGCCCTGTGGAAAACTAGTTTTCCCGTGGAAAACCAAGATACCACGTCATTATCGGCGGGTACAGTCCTATTTTAGACGCCCACTGCCTGCTGGTTGACACGCAACACGCATTATGCATATCATATATGGATATGGGAGCGATCCGGTCTAAGCACTGTGCGAAGGGCCATCTGTTCAACGCTGTCGGCAAAGACGGGCGCCAGCGTTGCCTGGCCTGTGAGAGAGTGCGTCTTATCTCTTGGAGAAAGAACAACTTGAAAGTTATCCACAGGAAATCCACAACTTAATGCAATATTGCACTTGACACGCATTATGCATATCATTTACGTTTACATCATGGACGCAGGGTATCAGAGGTTGCCAACCTCAAAGGAGCTTCAAAATGACGTACACCTACACAACTCAGGCGCGGCCCAAGGCCGTAAGCGGTCCACTCCACAACAATCTGATTGCCTCTGGCCTTCGCCTTCACGAGCGCGTCACTGCCTCTGGACAGGCCGATACATACAACTACGTTGGCGCTTTGGACGCGGTATCGATCCAAGGCAATCAAGTGAACGTTTTTTGCCGGGGCATCCTCGTCAAGCAACTCAACCGGCTTTTCGACGATCTCTCGCAGCCTATCGACATTCAGGCTCTCGGCATCGCTTTCGCTACGGAAAAGACCTACATGTATGCCAAGTCGCGCCGCCGTCTGGCGTCTCCATGCAGAATCTAGTGTGGAGAGTCCGCTGGAAGAACCTTGAAGGGTGGCAGTATTCACCTAAAACTTTCACATCGGTAGACAAGGCGCGGAAAGAAGCTGATAGGATTCCCGTTCCATGGCCTATTGATATTGTCCCGGAGGTTAGGTCATGACACTTTCTGCAATCGAGTACCTCTACCGCCCGATGTATCGCCCAGCGCACAATTCAGCCTTTCCAGCGGATGTGACATGGGATTACGTCGAAGCTCCTGCCACTGATCCGATGATTGCAGTTCGGCGTGGCTTGCCTCTGTCCCGTCAACCGTTCGGCATTATCGCCTTGAATCGCCGACTCACTGAAAGCGAACGCACCGAATACCAGATGGCGGTAGCGTGATGAGACACCCAACTGGTACGGCGCACAGTCGGATATGCGCTCAGAACCACTGACGGCCTGATTCGGCGCCATATCCCACTAAACCGCTAGCCCGGAGCGTTATCCGGGTAGAGGCTGCAATGAAAATGGCAAAGGTGCCCACAATAGAGGAATTGGAGGCAGTCGCGGCGGTGATTAAAGCTATCGGCTTTGATACGCTCGCTGCTGAATTTATCGCTCGCCCCGACGACCGGGAGCGCATTGTGCGTATGGCTACAAACATCATGCGTCGCGACGGGAAAATGACGGAGGCTGGCAGGTTTAACCAGCTCGCAACATGGACGCTTCGGGGATTATGGGTGTCCGCATGATTTCCTCTTTCAGGGAGCAGTTGTCGTGGTGGGTTTACGGGATGATCGCCGTACTCGCTATCCGCATGACGGTTAACAGAAAACGGTAATCGATGCAATATCCCACTAAACCGCTAGCCCGGAGCGTTATCCGGGTAGAGGCAACCAGCCTCTTGGAGAATGAAAATGACACACAATACCAAAATCACCCGCACCCGCAAGGGAATGAAGATGGCCGCTTATGGCCGCACAGCCGCCGCTATCATGGCGCAGATACCTGATGCGCTGATTGCGCAGCTTACCAGCGCACAGCTTATCATCGTAGCCGACGCAATCCACGCAGCGCATCAAGGCGGCAAAGCCAAAGCCGAGGCTGATGTGTTGGTTGAGGGCGCTATCTACTCGCCCAAGCATGGCAAGATGCTGGAGATCGCAGCCTAACAGGTGCAATCTAGCACATCAACCGCAGTACAGCGCACCTGGTCCACGTCATGCAAGGAAGGAAACAAAAAATGGCAAGGAAAAGGACATCTGAGTTCCACAAACGCTTGCAGGGATCGGCTTGTGATACCTTGCAAGTCCCATCCTGCCGAGAGGTTATCGAGCAGGCCGTCAAGCGGTTTCGTTCTCTGGGGGGTGACGATTGGAGGGCTCTTGCGGCGGTGCGCGATCACGTCGAAGCATTACTCGGCGCCTTCAATGATGCAGCACAAACTCACCGCGAGAGCATTTTAGCCCGCGCCGAATCTGGGGAATTCAAAAGTGCACCGCAGGATGCAGTTGACCTCATCAACTCAAACAAGGTTACCTTGGCGGCGATCTATGCAGAAGTGGATAGGAAAGGAATACCTGATCTGTAACCAACTGGCGAGAGCGCACACTTCATGCAAGGGAGGAAACAAAAATGGCAAAAGCATCTAAGTCGTACAAATATATCGTCAAGGCTTCTGGAGACTTCGTGCTGGACTATTCAGAGTTTATGCGCTTGCGTGGCGATCCTCAATGGTTCATCGGTCGCGGGCGAGTCGCTGGTAACACTACACCGATTCCCTCTGGATTACACTCAACCCCGCGTCAAGCGTGGGAAGCTGCTGCGAAAGCATTAAAATTGGTAGCTGCCCGATGAGCCGGTTGGCCCCGGCGAGTAGCCGATCATGAAAGAGAGGAAACAAACATGAAGAAGTCAAAGAAGCGTACAATCCCACCGGACCCGAAAGGCCAGAATGACGTCCGGGCCGAGTGGGCCGAGTGGGCGATCATCCACTTCAAGAGCATGACGCACACCGACGATGAACACGCGGTTATGGACCTGCTCTGCGATCTCATGCACTGGTGCGACCGGCACAGCCCCGATACCAACTTTGCGACACATCTTGTGCGGGCTGCGCGGCACTACGCCGACGAGACGAAAGAGGAAACACAGTGAGAAAGTCAAAGAAGCGTACAATCCCACCGGACCCGGAAGGCCTGAATGACGATCGGGCCGCTTGGGCCGAGTGGGCGATCACCACTTTCGAAAACGTGACATGGCACCGCTATCAAGACGTTCTTCCGGTGCTACTCTGCAATCTCATGCATTGGTGTGATCGACACAGTCCCGATACATTTGCGACACATCTTGCGTGGGCTAGGCGGCGCTACGCCGCCGAGACGGAGACGAAAGGAATCAAATGACACTCACCACCACATTTGAACGTTTGCGGAACGCTGGCGCTTGCGAGCATCGCTACAAATTCCTGCGCCAAGCCCTCAAAGGCGTCGAGGATACCGAGCCAATCAACTTGCTAACTATTCTTGAAACCAACGGCCTGGATGATGCGCTGTGGGCGTTGCAAGCCACGACTGAGAACTCTGATAAAGTAGCTCGGCTCATGGCTGCTGACTTCGCCGAAGAAGTCCTTCCACTCTGGCAGAAATACTCCCAATATAAAGAGCCTGAACTCGCTATTCAAGCGGGCCGCGACTTCGCCAATGGTCTGATTACACATGAGGAAATGGCTGCTGCCGGGGCTGCTGCCGGGGCTGCCAGGGCTGTTGCCAGGGATGCTTCCTGGGCTGCCAGGG